CTTGAAGATTACGAGGAACGGCATTGAATGATCTCTGATCTCCGGTAGTTATGTAACTGTATATAGATTGTTTAGAGTCTTTAGGAATTCGTTTCATGTGGTCAGCCCATCGAGCAATTGATTCCCTGACAGATCCTTCAACTTGTGCAACCACAACATCCTTTCGTCCAGGGTCAATCTGCATTTGTTTGCCAAGCAGGTCAATCGCAAAGTTCCGTTTCACATAGGCAGCATTCTCATAGATAATATTCCGAACTTCATCGGACAAATCAGGGTGACGTGCCAACACATCTGCGAACCCATCACGAATCGCTTTCCATTTTACGAGCCACTGCACGAACGGGTCATCAGGTTTAACGCCAATCTTATCAGCAATCCAATTTGCGTCGAGATTAGGATAGATTTCTTCAGGTGTAACATCGAGAATCTTTGCTAATGCCACCTTCTCTTCTTTGCTTGCGACAATGCCACCGTCAATCATTTGATCAATGCGACCTTCAAGTGTTGATAGTTCGATACTTGTGATGTTGGTTCGCAACTCTTCCTGAAGCTTTCTGTTGCCATCCTTCTTTGACTCAATAGCATCTTTTTCTTTCTGTGATTCGGTTTTCTTTTTCTGTTTATTGAGTTCGGTAAACTCTTTTCGCAATTGTCTTATGCGATCTTTTCTGTTTAGTGTTTCAACGGCATCGTCACCACGAACATTAGCGTCTATTCCTGCTTCCTGCATTTGTTCAGCGACATCACGAAGGGTCAACTTCTTCTCAAATATCCTTTCACCGATAATATTATCTTCGATAAACCGACTTACATTGAAGTCGAAATCATTTATCAAGAATGAGTCTAAATTATCGAGTCGAGCCTCTGCCAAATCACGGGATACGCCTTCACGTTGAAGGGCATTAATTCTCTTCTTACGGGATTTCGATCTATCAGACGCTATTCGCATTCGCTGAGTCCCCATCTTCGCATATCCATTATCTGCAAGGAACTTTTGTGCTATCGGAATTACTGTATCGTTCTGGAGTTTGACCCCATCTTTACGGTCATTATTAAGGTCAAAGTTTATCTGTTGGGCAACTTGTTTTCTGCTCTCTGATTCCTGCTGAACATTACCCTGCTCCATCCCTTTGCCCTGACGAAATAGATAGTTATTCCAACGACCTATAAGACCACGTACATTCTGTGGAAGTGGAATCCCCATATTCAATTCAACCAACCCATCGTCATTAGTCAGGAACGGCTTCGCTTCAGAGTCATCTGCGACTTGTCCCTTCATATCCTCATCAGACATTCCGGATTCTTTAGCAACATCTTGGGCAGCAGTTTTTTGAGTCTCTACAATTTGTGTCGGAGTTGCTGGTATAATCGCTTCCTTAGCAACTTTCTTATCAACGGGGGTTATTGTAGTCTTTCCTGTTTCTTGTTGCTTAGGAGTGATTATAGTGACTCCTGCGACTATTTCCTGTGTTTGTGCCAAAGCCTGTTCGTTCTGAGCATCAGGTTCGACTGCTTCGGGAATCGGAACCCCCAAATCTTCAGATAACCGATCTGTCAATACTTGCTTATTACCCGTAGCCTTCAGCCCACGAGACTTCAACTCTTTTTGTAGATCACGGAACGTCATTGTTGGTACTTTCTCAGCAAGGGCTGTGGCTTCTTTAATCCGGACCTTCTCTTCCTTTATGGCAATTTTCTTTTTTCTGCCTTTGGATATTTTCTTAGGTTTCTGCTCTGTGGTGACTTTTGGCTCAGTGATCTTCAGTACAGGATCCTCGACAATCGTTTCGTCCGCAAGACCTTCGAGTTTAGAAACTAAATCTTGCATCGGTTTCTGATCAACAATTAAATCGTCAGGTCGGTTATTGTCGATAAACTCAAGTAACTTGCCAGCCTCATCTGAAGCCTTTTCGTCTTTGCCCTGTCGGATCAACTTGTCGATGAACTTTTCACGGTTCTTATACAGCAATGAAGCATCTTTTTCTATTTCTGTTTGCCGTTCCTCTTGTGCGAGTGCCTTGTCAAATTCCTTATTGAATGCCTTTTCTGTGCGAACTACTTCATCCTCTTCTTGTCGGATCTCAGCAATAACACTTGCTTCTTCATCTGCCTGAATGAGTGCGTCTATTTCGGAAGTCTCAATCTCGTCGATTAGTTGCTGAGCACCTTTGCCTGTTACTGTCTTGAAATCGCCATTATCATCACGAACAATTTCGGATTCTTCAAGGAGATTAACCGCAAGTTCTTCAACTCTGCCTTTGTCAATTCCCGTCTCTTCAAATAATGATTCTATCTGACCCAATTGTTCATTTGTGGCGTTGGGCTGATCGACATCTAATATCTTACCTTCTTCGGCAACTTCTTCAGGAGTAACAGCCTCCGCTTCCCTCTGTGCGATCTCGTCACGAATAGCCTGAACTTCGGGGGATCTGTTAGCGGGGTCTTCGGCAAGGGTCTGATTAAATGTGTTCGTGTAAATCGAGCCACCAGCACCTGTAGAAAATCCAAGTATTAACCCACCATATCCAGCCTGTGCTGATTTCTGTCTTAACTCTTTCCCTGCTTCAGTAGGCTTGAATAGATCAGCAAGAGTTACATCTTTTCCAGCCTCTTGAGCTACTGAAATAGCAGTATTCAATTCTTGTATAACTTCAATCCCCGATTCAGTTAATGCTTGTGTAGTTCCAGTAGATCCAATGTCTTTTGCTGACTTTGCGATAGTTCTACGAATGATCTCTTGCTGGATTTTCTTCCCACCACCGATCTTCTTTATAATCTTGCCAGCAGGCAGAAGCTCAAGGGCAGCGTTAATTGCACCAACACGCAATGCCATTTCGGCAGCGTTTTCTGGAGATACCCCAAGTTCAATAGCTTCGTCATAAGCACCACCAGTTTCCAGTGCACCAGTCAATGCAGCAGCGGTAACTGTAGCAGCAACAGGGCTTTTTGTCATAATGCCAACAAGAGCCGTTGGGATAGCAACTCCAGCAAGAAATCCACCACCCTGAGCGATAATCTCACCAGCGATTTCAGGGTTGGCGAAGTTAGACCACTTCAAACCCTCTCTGTCTAATTTGGATTTAGTGATAGTCTTAGCAGCCTCAGATCCCTTGATACGTAGCTTCTGCCCTTCCTTGAACAAAGGGTCATTGATAAGGGTTTGTATTTTTCGCTGAACGGGGTCAGAAGGAAGTTTCTTTTCAACTTCCCGAACTTTTTCCGTAACAGCAGGAGGCAGATCATAATAGTTCTGCAAGTCATCAGCCGTTAATTCAGGAGTCTTAACAGCAACAGTCTGAATAAATCCACCTGACAACTTAGGCAACTGAACCTTGACAAACTTCTCTGCACCGGATTTTACTCCACCGATAAAGCCAGAGTCTGGCTTAGCCACACCGAACATCTCGTTGAATGCCGTCCTGACCTTGACTTGTCTATCTTCATCGAGTGATGTGAATTGGTCAGAAGGTGCAAAGTGTTCATCGAAATAGAGTGCAGCCATCTTTGCCTGACGCTCAGGATCAAGAGCCTTGAACTGTTCAGAGTTCGCAATATTTTGGAAACTTGCTGGCACTATTTATTTTGTCCCTTCTAAAAGTTGATTGAATAGCGTTTCGTCTTCTTTGCCGAGGTTGATATTATCCCCACCAAGAACTACCCCACCTGTCAAATCAAGAACCCCACCCTTCTCTTCATGCTTCTGACTTAGAGATTCATTCAGTATCTTGCGACCTTCAGTTCTCGCCCATTTGTCAGATGCAGTGAGCTTAATTTCCTTCTTCTCAGCAGCAACGACCTCTGCTGTAAGATCACCAATAGACGCTGTTCGTGGGTTTTTGTCAGAACCAATAAACCGGATAGAAGCCTCCTTGACTTTTGGGGGTTTGCCTTTGCTCGCAAGGGTCTTTTTCTTTATGTCACGAGTCAACTCTGCTGATTCTGCTGCCACTTTTTCCTTCTTCTTACGTGCCTGAGCACCTTCAAGCTCTAACTCATCCATCACATCCAAAATATCATCATCCAGAAGTGGCGTGCGTGACTCTATCCTTGCTGTGGAATCTTCCCCCCTGCGGACTATATCAGCCCTTCGTTGGTCAACACGAGTGAGTGCATCATCTGCGAATCTATCAGGGTTTGATACGATAAGGCTTCTGACATTACTGATTCTTGACTCAGCCTGACTAAACAAGCCTTCTCGTTTTGTCCTGAGTCGATTTGCTTCTTCACGGTCTTGCCGGATGGTTTCAGCAACTTTAAGTCGCTCAATGACTTTTTTCTGCACACGATCTTCCTTCGCGATCTCCTGACGAATACCCTGTTCTTGCCAGAAGTTCTGTTCAGCAAATCGAGCCTTTGATCTAATTGGAGCAACCTTTGCCTCTGCAAGCCCTGCCCCAAGTTGCTGAATACCTGCCACTATATCTCTAACAGCCATTATGCGAAATCCCCCCCGAATTGAGGGAAGTTACCTTCACCAATTGACTGACGGAGAGTGTCCTCGTCGATCTGCCCACTGTTGAACAAGTCGATAAGTTCCCGAAATGACTTTGCAGTTCCTGCTGCACCAATACCAGCACCAATCAAGCCAATGCCACCACCAACAACGCCCGTTACAAGATCACGCTTAAACCTCAAATCCTCAGCCTTCTTCTGTTCTTCGATCCTGTTAAGGGATAATCCAACTTGCAACAGATTAGAAGCCTTTTTCTGCACAGCCTGACCACGAAGGACATCAACATTTTCCACAATGTCACCAAATTGACGTTGAGCACCTTTCTCTATATTCCCGAAAAGTTCAGCAAGAACACCTGGTTCATCACTGCCGATAGTTTCTCTCGCTCGCTGAATCCCTAAGTCTCGTTGACCAGCAACATCACGAGCACCACGAGAAACCATCCGGTTATGAAGGTTATCCCCTGATATTGAACGCTGAAGGTTAATCGCTTCTTCAAGCAGTCTATTAGCCATTTTCGACCTCTTCCAATTTTACTCGATAGATTTTGTTCCCTAACTGCACTTCAAGTCTCACCCCATCTTTGTCACTCACCATATCTGCACCCTGAAGTTGTTTCCTCCACCCATCGGGATACTTCTTCGCTAAATCATATTTCACCCCATTTCTCGATTTAGGTCGCTTAATAAACCTCCGCTCACCATCAAAGCCTTCTTTATCATTAGGCAACGAATCTTGGACTTCATGAGTCTGTGAAACCTTAGTCCGAATTTCTCTTTCTGCATCACCCATTATGATCTCGGAAGATTAGTAAATTCATAAGCGAAACCATCCCACTTTAAGTCACCGTCTGCGAAGTTCCCGAAATTAACTGAAGCAGCAGTATCTTCCGATACAGATCCAGTTATTGCCTCACCAACCACGAACACACCAACCACAGAGGTTATTACAACAACCCCACTCGAATGCGAAACAACCGTTGCTGTTGCCCCTGAAGTACCGCCAGTTAATGTCTCTGCATCGTCATATAAATCCGCTCCATCATGGTTGATAACAGTAACTTGATCTTCAATAAGGACATCAAACCATTCACCTTTCGCAGCCTTTGGTAACAAAGTAAACTTCCCTCGCACTCCCCCTGATTCAATATTAGCCGTCCCAGCATGGGTTACGGGATCATCACTTTCTCCTGACTCGAATGCAACCTCATCGTAAGTTCTTGGAATCGCCTGGAGGATATTATTATACCACTTCATTGTTGCCCCGTCGAGTCTCTGTCCTCGGTAGAATACCTTCATTCCCCTGAACATAGCAGATTCGTGCCAGAATTTGCGAGTCCTTAATGCAACAGGAATATTGCCATCCACATCAGCACCACCCGTCAGTGTCCATGTGTCAACATATTTGTCGTTTCCGGTTCGTTGACCCCACACGTAGATATAGGCTGATTGACCATTAGCAAATAGCATCTCACTATTATCTTTTCCTTTGCCACTTTCCCATTGGACGGGGTATCCAAGAATAAACCCAGCAGCCTGTTTCGTTGTAAGTTTCGATATGCGCACCCCGCCCTCCGGTATATCCAAGTCAAATACATAGCATTTATCAGCAACATAGTATGTTGGAGAATGACGTTCAAGTTCTCCTTCAGTCGCAATGTCGGCACGTTCTGTTTCTGCTATCCCCAACACATAGACATTGTGTTTTCCTTTGGCTCGCCACACTAATCCTGTGCAACTTGCCAACTGTTCCCCATCAAGACCATCGAACACATCGCTAATATTCTTAGACAATTCAAGGAACTCTCCGCCACCAAAGTAGGCGTACAATCCATCTTCGGATAAGAATATGTCTGCTTCTCGCCATCCTGCACCGGGAGTTCTTATGCTGGCACGTCTCAGTGTCATTGGTGACACACATCCAATACCTTTCGATTCGTCAACAGGTGCGTCGTCTGCTATCCATTGTGACAGTTCCCCATCAGTTCTAACCCTGTAAATTCCGTTGTCTTTATATGCAAACACACTTCCGTTTAATTCGGTTATCCCTGTCCCTTCTCCGGTTCCGTCACCAATCGAACGTCTATTCCTGAAGCTAAACACATGGGGATTATCTCCGTCTGATATTGCGAGTCCAGTAGGCTTCCTGTCGCCAGAGTCGCCAACGTCCTTATGATCTAATGTGTTGATAGAACAAGTTGCTGTTGCAAGATTCCATCCGTAGCCAGCCCCTTCCACATCACCGTTAGCGTTAGTTATGTCATAAAAGTACGAATCAAGATTCTGTCGTCTAAATACTTGTTCAGTTTCTTCAGGAGTGTTACAGTATTCTAAAACTGTAAGTTCATCGAGATAACCATCTTCCAAACCCCACTGAATAGGGGAGGTTCTTCCAAAGGAGTGACCACCACCCGGAACAGTTATGGCAACAAGGCTCCCGTCGATGTCATATGTTATATTACCGCCAACTTCACGATAGTACATATGCTTGTCGTCAGTTCCCCACCCAATGCTCACAAATCTCCAATTCCCATCTGTGACATCATCTACAATTTCTGCATTTCCTGTACCCCATTCTATCCTAAGCACGGTTCCAGCAGCCGTGTACTTGACCCTAATGCCAACATCGAGTCCCTGTCTCAAAGGAGGCATACTCCCGAATATAAGGCTGACAGCAGGAGCAGCATGTATTGTTACAACCCTAAAGAAAAATTGTATAGTTCCAACAGATTGTGGATCAGGCAATATTTCAGGGAGGAATAGTGTACTTCTTGCATCTTGTATTCGTAATGTTTTTTCACCAAATGCAGTCCCTGACTTGCCGGGATCGTTAGCATACCGCATTGCATCACCATCATTAAGAGACAATTCAGTATCCCATTCTGCATCTTCCTTCGTCATTTCATAAAACTTGATCTTATCCGCAACAGGCGGAACATCAAACGGAAAGTCAAATTCACTTGGCAAATCGTCGTCGAAATTAAGAAGATTATTCATCCCTGAATGAGCATGTCGCCTGTGATAAACAGCAGTCCAATCAGAAACGTCCACAACAGGAGATCCAGAATTATAATACGCATACAACCGAGCCGAACTCCCAGCAACAATTTCGGGAACCCGAAGCACAACAACCATCTCGTCAACAGCAGCATTAGAATGAGTCGCTGCCCCTACTCCTAATCCACCAGCAGCAGGGAAAACATTATTGTACGACTCTATGTAATGAGGAATTATAGTCTTGCCGTCGCTATCCGTAAATCGAATACGCCTTTCAGCATTAGCAACAGTGTCGTCAAAGTCTATGTACCCCACACCTGTAGATGTGTGCCACTGAAGCTTTATCCGGACAATTGCATCTGTGTAGCCACGATTGGTGTTATTCTTGACAACAAGAGTTGATCGCTTCAATAATCCAAACGCTTCGTAATACTCATAAGTCTCGTCAGACTGATCAGAAGGAGCAATAATATCATCTTCAGTGTAATTATATAGCATCAGGTGGTTCTTATGCGTCAAGGGGTATCGTGATTTAGGCGGTGCAAAGTTGTCGATATCCAATGGGGTTCTTGGAGGATCTAAGTCCTGATCAAGAAACTCTTCTCCACCTTCACCTTCAATTATCCTTTCCTCCCCAATTTTTTCCCAACTCTGGAATAATTCATCAGCAAACCGTTTCACCTGCCGATAAACATCCCGCCTGATAATCCTCTTTATTTGATTGGTGTCAGTTGCTGAAGACTGATATTCTGTGCCAACAGGGATGTTGTTGATCTCTAATTGCTCCATGCCAACTTGTTTAAGAATGACAGGGTCTTCTAAGCCCGGAGAGCTAAATGGTATCCCATTATGAGCCTTTCCCATCCAGTCGCCAGCGTAGATAGCAGTGCGAGGCGAAGGGTTGCTAAATGACACCTTCCCATCTTCATCTTCATAAACATACACCGTACAGTATCTTACAAAACCACCATCAATAATTGTATCACTTCCCCACTTGGTCGTTCCAATAGATGACTGCCGTTTCGGAGGTAATGCTCCAAGTCTCCCACGCACAATATTCGTTCCATCCTGTTCTTCAAAGAACCGGACATCACCACGTCCGTCTGTTAGAATTAATTTATCACCAAACAGTGCAGTGAAGTAATACGATAACTCAGCACCAGTGGCATTGACGTTAAAGTTCTTGTCAATAACCTTCCATCCAACAGGAGGGGTTGAAGGCACTATCGTGTCATTCTTCTTCATTAATAGACGGCAATTATGGGTTGTTATATCCACATCCACACAGAGGCTGTATTTATCCCCGTTAGGTTTATAAAGTCGCCACAAACCGAGTATTGTACCCTGAAGGGGAACTTGAACTTGAGTGACAGTTCCTGAGCCTCCTGAAGGAGCACCACTTATCGCTTCCCCAATAATGAAGTCGCCAGAAACCAAAGTAGATAACCGCAGATATGTCGCCTGAGTATCTACAACTTGACCAACCGTTCCTGAAACCGCACCTGTTACAGCATCACCATTTGCAAATCCACCAGCACCAGAATAATATATCCGATACTGGATATCAGTTGTGTCAGGATTTGAAAGATAGAGATCTTCTAAGCCAAGACGTTTTCTCCATTGTCCATCCTCGAACATGAGGTTCTGTAACAATTGGAATTGATCGTCTCTGATAAATCTTCCATCGACCCCAGTGACCATGCCTCCGGTTTGGGGTCGATTAGTCTTCGTTTCAAATTCTAACGGCAAGGATTCTATTCCTCTTTTATGAATACTTCGACAGTTGTGTTGTTTGTCCATGTCCCGCCAGCAGCAGATACATCAACGACGAGCCACGGAGCAGGGAATATGTCAAGGTTAGTATCTACTTTAGCCTTACTCTGGGCTTTGTACCAATACAATGAACTGTCCTGCACAACTGGAGCATAGTATATCTTTTCACCACTTCCAATACCATTGGCAGTTCCATACCTTACACTCACAAATACTGAGTCAGAATCCGATGCAGTACTGTATGTTAGCGTCCCAGCATCCATGCCACTTATCGGGATAAAGAACCTCGCATAATCATTTGTCGCTAATGTGCGAACCAAGAATGTGTATGAAGTCCCTTTGCCGGAAAAGGTCTGTTGCGTTGCTGTTCGGATAACCGATGTCGCACTTGATAAAGACTGTGTACTTTTCGGGAACTCAACAGCAAATGCAGTTGTCGTCACAAAGAGTAACAGGAGTATTAAAATGTATCTTATTTTCAATTTTCTGTCTCCTCTCTTATGAAGTACGGTGATTCAAGGTACTCTGTGCTGAACGGTAGGGACACCATTAGCAATACTTGAAGGGTTGCTGTGTTTTGAGCATCAACTAATGACTGCGTACATGTCAACTTCATCCTCTCCCAGCCACACAGCAATGTGTCAATGTCTATCTCGCCAACAATCAAGGCATTTGCCCCAGAAGTATCTGTCAATGCGGTAATCTTTACGGTTGCTTGGTTGTTCCCACTATCATTAAGCGTAACAGCAGTGCCAACCTCAAGATTGGCATTCATCCCCCGAACAAGGATCTCAGTAAAAAGGGAATCCCCATCTGTAAGTAGTCCTGCCCCAGTATCAGTGACTGATATTGAATATGCAGCCTTAGTTCCCCAATGCTTCCATAATGGGATATCAACAGCCCCTTGAGTTGATGCGCTATCAGCATCGAGCGAAAAGTAATAAACCTTTCCCGTTGGATACCCATTTACACGGGTATAGGTTACAAATGTATTAGAAGCCCAATACCCTTCTTTCTGGTTTTCAGCAGAAGACGCTTGGAACTTATTTCGCTCCTTATTGAGGTCTACTGCAAATGACCCACCAGCAATCGTAATCCCTAATAGGATAATTACCAGTATTAAAGTCTTGTGTTTCAATGGTTTGTCCTCTACTTTATGTTTTCTTTTTTTGGAATGCAAACATTAGCTTTCGTTTCATTCATGTACAACTTCCGGTAATGATCAGCCAACTCAACAAACTTTGGGATTGGGGCAAGTGACTTCCACATACAATAGTCGTACAATGCCTCCCTGTAAATATCATCTAAAGTTAGCGTAGATGCCCTTTTTGTAATATCAGTGTTCGGTTCATAACTGTAAATGAACTTTATGTTATATGCCGTTGTTGGGTTATGAAATAGCCTCATGGTCAATCTTGTAACCATCGTGTAAATGTCTTCGTATACCTCAGAGTAGAAGTCGCTGATCTTATTGAAGGCATTCACACTCACTTCATTCATTGGTTCTTCAGCACCAGACACACCATATTTAGCAGAATGAATCGTTATGATCTTCTCTGTTCCGGCTCCACCCAACGCATAATCATAAGTGTCTGCCGTAGTTGCCTGAGTACCCTCTTTGAATAAACATCTGGTGTTGTGACAGAAGTTATTTTCAGCCTCCTTCACAAGAGCCAACAACCTGCCAGGATTAACAACTATACCCTGTAGATCCAGATCATATTCTACGTCATCAACTACGTCTTGTGCTGTCATCGCTTATTCCTATTTCTTGATAAAATTCTTGTAGCAAATTTTCAGCCCTCGGATCACCCTCTGCTTTGTATACATATCCAGCAGCACCTTTAGCAGCCAACTCTTCATTCCGTTCAAATGGAACTTTAACTGCCCCAAAATTACCCTGATATGAACTTGGCGTGACTTTATATGTCATAAATAAGTTGGAGTCAGTAACTGATTTATAATCAGCATCAACACTTGCCTTGAGTTGTATCTGCCTGACTTCCCCTACTCCTGTATGGGTTGACGCTGCATAGTACCAATAATGACCATAATCGTAGTTTCTGTTGTCTTTGAATTTCAACTGACTAAATGGGATCTCAACAAAGTGGGTATCCGGAGTAAGTGATGTGTTATAAATGTCAACTACACCAAAGAACTTTTCTTCCCCAGCAGGAGCAAGTTCTGTTGTGATAATCACTCCGCTTGCATCAGTTGCAATCCCTTCAGTATAGATAAGATTCCGGCAATCGTGGTCAGGGAGATGCCGTAACATTTGCATCTCAGCCCATTTGATCCCCTTCTGACGCAGTGCCTGAATATACCGAACCCAATCACTTGCTGGTTTAGTCCCCGGTTCTTCCAGAAAGTCGCCAACCATTTCTTCTAAAGTCGTGTATGTAATTGGCATTAGCTACTCACCTGAACAATTGGTCTGTTAGTTCTAAATCTTCCACTACTTCCGAGATTTGCATTCGATGTGGTTTTTCGTCTGTGAACTTGAATCAACTCGTTAAGCCTGTTCCTGTATTCAGACTCGTAATAACTTGCTTCATTGCGGAACTCTTTATGCCGTCTATATAAGTTCCACTTTAAGTAATCTTCCATCAGCCCACGATACTCTTCGGTAAATGCAGACAGAAGTTCGATCTCAACACCGGAATCTATTTGTCCTGAGAATGGGGATTCAAAGTACGCAGTCTTATTCGCCTGATCATACTCGTCAATTGTACGAACCTCACCAGCATAGGTTCCTGACTTTATAAGTACATCAGTCCCTTGATAATGGTCGTCTTCTCTGGTTGGGAAATTCGTGCTAATAATGGTGTCCCCACGAGCACTTCCATTAGACGTTGTTGCAATATCCATACAGTCAGCAGGTCTACGATAACCAGAAATCTTCAGAATATCCGTAGATGTCGGTTGCGGGTATATCCATAGTCTCTGATTCTCAATCGCATATTTACAAGGTGTTCCAACCGGAGCAGAGTTGCTCCTGTATAAATCTTGCATCTCAGGTAAACTGATCGGATCAAGACGCTGGTTATTCCCACCCCAATGAACACCATCATGTTCGTAAGGTCGAATAACGTACCAGGGCAGATCAACCCACTTCGCAAGTCTCTCAATGGTTATGGCATCACCAGAAGCTTGTCCCGCAATAGCATGTGATAGATACAGAACTGATCCCGTTTCAACAGTATCCGTTATGAACGCTTCACCCTTAGCGGTGGAGTTCTTAGCCAACCACCCATTGTGCTCGTCGTCAGTAAACGCAGATCCACTCGCATAGATCGCTCTCGTGTCAGTGTTAGCCGTAGCTGTTACTGACTCACTTGTTTGTTTTGTGATTGTGGTTCTGAGATTGAACTTGAAGTTCTCAAGTTGGGTAACTATTTCCTGATGAGCACGATTGAAAAGTCTCTCAACAAATATTCTGTTAGGGACAATTCCTTCTCGCAACTCATCTAAGAGTACAGTCAGAACGTCGCTAATAACAGACGACATTAGGATGCCGCGCATTTTGGAACTCCTGAAAGGTTAATTGAGGTGGAGATAGTTAAACCTCCACCTCAAAAGATTATCTACGACAAGATGCCATTAATTCTTGCAACACATAACTTGTCAGCAGCGGGGGATGGGCTAACGACTGTTGCAAAGCAATTTACATCGTCAGCAGCAGTGGTTGTAGATTCACCAGCAGACCCAGCCGTGTCATCACCAGCGTCAAGCTTCCTGTTTGCAGCACCAGTGCCACCAGTCAATACAGGAGCAAGACCAGAAACCTGTCTCCAGAAATACGGGGCAGTTGCCTGAGTTACTGTGGTTGGACACACACCTACAACTCTCTGAAGAACAGTAGATGCTGCCGTTTTCTTGACATAGTTCGGGTCGTACACCGTTATGTCAAGACTTGCTCCAGGAGTGGTTATTGCAGCAAAAAGGCTAATTACCATTGCTGAACCACTTGCTCCAGCAGTGTTCCCCTTGACGTAGACTGCATCACCAATGTCATTAGCGTCGTCATCAAAGTGAATAAGTTGTCCAGCAAGTCTGCCTTGAGCGACAGTTGATCCTGCGTCAGCAATCGTCAAAGTTAACGCTGTCGCACTATATGTCACTGCATCTGTAGCATACAGGAGAACATCAGTAAGGATCATCCCTTTAGTCAAGTCACCATTGGCTTCAGTCAGTACAAAGATGCCATTTGGGGTTTCAACACGATCACCGAGTTTGTATCCAGCTCCAGTTTCAATGTCACTGGAACTAAAAGTGTCGGTGTAATTGAAGTTCATGTGGTTTACGTTCATCATTTCCTCCTTATGTTCTGTCTGTTGAAATTCCGGTGATCTTACCTTGCCTACGAGGCTCGGTGCAGATGATCTGTGCAGATACACTGAAGTTTCCAACAATGGAATCACCAGCAGAATTCGGTTCAGCAGGTTCATAGGTCATGTCAGACCCTGCGAGAACTTTCATATACATGGTGTCCGAATTCAAGAAGAACATTCTTCCGGCAGTACACTTGTTATCACGGTTTACGGGAATACCACCCCACCAGAACGAAGTTACACCAGCTTTAGCGACTCCATCCTTCGGGTAGCCACCGTCAATACGCATACCACCAACAGTACTTGCAGCCTGTCCAGCATCACCACGACCAACTGCTCGTTTCAATGCTTCCAACCCGATCTTGGTGGTTAGAATCTTGTTGATCCCTTTGTCTCCATCATCGAAGTCGGTTTCGGTAATGACATTTTCCATCGCATCAGGCAAGTAATTCGCATCAGAAGATGAATACATGTCTGCATACGTTGAACCATCAATGGTTACAACAGTTGAATCCAACTGAGTGTAGGTCGTGCTGTCGAACCCAGCATAAGTCCTGTCAACACCAACAATACCGTCAATACCAAACAATGGGTTGGCATTGGTCTTACCATTAAATACAGGGTGGGCATAATCGTCACCAACACCATACAGATCCTGTGACAGTTGTGCTTTCGCTGATTTTCTGGTTTTCTCCATCGAGGCAAGAGTCAGGTTGATTAACCCATCTTTGCCTGTGACTTTCTTCAAGAGTGTTTTTGACAACACGAGCGGGAAGATGTAATCTGCCCAAATGATTGAAGCCTGAAGTTCGTCGTCAACTGGGGCTACCAGATAATCTTCGTATAACGAAATTGTCTGCCCCTGTTGAGGATCGGATCGGTAAAATATCCAATTACACCTCTCGCCTCCAACTTGCCTTTCGCGCATCGTCCAGAACCAGTCAAGACCAGGATTCCCTTCAAAGATATTATCAATCACATTACCTTTATTGAGAATCGAGTCCTGAACAATAGCGTTAATATAGGTTGTTATAGCTCTTGCAGCCATAATAAACCTCCTTAACTGTTAATGAATTATTCTTTTCCGATGTCGTCAAAGAGGGCATTCAACTTCTCGTTACTCGCAATCTCTGAGGCTATCTTAGCCCTGCCATCACGACCTGAGAAAATTACCTTCCCTTCATCTTTGGCTTCACCTTCTGGAGACGTGTGGACTCGATCCTTACGTTCCTGTTCTTTTTTATCTGCTTCTTCTTTTTCTTTTTTCTTTTTGGCTTCATCCTCATCAGTCTTTGATTTGGATTTTGCATCATCAAGAGCCATTTTAAGGACACCCTCAGTAGCGAGAAGACTGTTGTCTTTACAGTACTTCTCTAACTTTGCCCGTTCTTTCTTCGGCATTGGCTTCCCGTGCTCTTCCTGATATTCACGTTCAACCATTTCCCAACTCTGTTCAATAAACTTCGCAGTGTGCTTATCCTGAATCACCTTCTCATCAGCGTTTTTGCGGTCAGTGCGAGATTGTTCTTCTTCCTTCTCAACTGCTCGCAATAACTTAAATCTGGCAGTGTTGTAGGTTCGCATCTCTTCACCGTTCAGGTCACTCGGATCAAACTTGGTGTCAAATGCGTCGAGTTTCTCTTGAGCAGTTTGTCCAGTTTTCTTCTGAGCAGGTTTCTTACTCAACTCAGCAATTTTGCCTTTAAGCCCGTCAATCTCCCCGACCTTCTCTGTCAATGATTCGACTGACTTTTCAAGTGTTCCAACCTTTTCTGACTTTGCCTTATTGTCAGCAATCAACTCTTCAAGAGTATCAAAGTCTCCAAACTTCGGCATGGTTCTTCCTTTGCGTTTAAAATAAAAAACCGAGTACCCCTGTATCACTACAAGAACGCTCGGTTCGGTTTTTCCGTAACCTTACGGTATAATCACTTCCCAGAAGGGAACTTAGTTATCTTTTATGTTCCAACTGTGCCAACAGTACGAGTGGCATGTATCTCTTCACCATCGACAATAACTAATGACACTGATCCCCATCGCATGTTTTGACGCATGTCTAAGATATATTTACTCCACCTCTCTGCATCATGTCCACGAGTGGTTTCCCCTGTCTTTACCTCTATCCGATATTCATTGCCATTCCTGAAATGAACAACAACTATTGCAGTATCTGTGACATCCTTAACACTCTCAATCGCTTCTAATATATCTCTATGATCCATTTGCATTCCTTGCTTTGGTCTGAATTTCTTTTATCGCATCTTCAAGAGATACCTTCCCATCTGCGAGAGCATCGAATAACCCTGCCTCTTTAGCCATTTCCAATAACCGAGCTTGTTCAGCCCTTGCCTGTCTGTCTGCGACTACCTGTTCAAGCAAGTCTGGAATTCCAAGTCTAATTAATATCTGATCGCCCAAAGGACTTCCGTCAATAAGTGGTAAAGCTTCGCCAATTAACTTTATCTCTTCCTGTCGATTAGACGCACCTATAAAGTCCCTGTGGGTTGTGATCGGGAAATGGATAACAGAACCTTCCGTATCGAATAATTGAGGCGACTCCCCAGATAACACCATCGGAGCACCTCTTTCTCCACTTCTCCCCTGAACTGGGTACACCTTTCTTTCTCGGTCAAACTGTCTGAGGTTAGATAACCACATCATGCCAATATAGTGCAATCCGAGTTCTTCACTGACTACAATTGGGTTCTGAAAGCGGATCTCACGTTCATCCATAAGTTGAAGTTTCTTCCCTGACTCAGAAGCCAACGACTCTCTCGATGCACCAAATATAAATCGCCCTTCATTAATCTTGTCTCTGTAATACATCAACTGCTCTTGCCCAAATACAGGAGGTGTCCACCATTCCATAATTTCTTTTATCGGAGCACTCCCGCTTGGCACATTCAACTTAACAGTATCGACATCACCTTCACGCTTTATAACATCTTCATCAGGGTTTACGAGTGCCTTTGTATTGACACCAAGTACACCGCTCATAGAGTTTACGTTCCTTTGGAACTCCCCGTTCATCTTTGTTATTGCTCGTTGGGTGTCCCCACCAATATCGGGATCACCGAGGGCAAAGAAGTTAACCCCATCCCATGTGTTATGTAATGGCACACCGGGTCTTAATCCATGTTCATAGATAGTTTGCCCGTCATAACACACTTGATCAGCAGCGAACACCATGAGTCTACCTTTTGGATACACCATTCGGCTCGTCTTGGTGTCAAACTTTTCGGTCTGTGGAACACCATCAACAATGACAGGTTCTTCTACAAAATCCCCATTTCCATCAACAACATCGTTACCGCCTATGTCTTTCTTGATCCGCATAATAGGCACATCTAAGATCACCTTCTCTGTCTCCTGATCATCATAAAACACCATCACTTCAGGGATCTTGTCGGTTATGTCATTAAGAGTGCCTGTGTTATATGCGGTATAATCCAGTGCGTGCATAAGCGAAAATTCACGAGGATCTACAAAGTTCTTTTTGCTATCTTCTTTAGATAACTTCTTTCCCCATTCACGTTCAATCTCTTTTGGATCACGCATTCTTACAATAACAAAAGTCTTAGATACTTTGGTTCCTCTGCCATTTATCTTTGTTGATCCAAATTCAACGAGGAATCCAAGTGGATCTGCAACCTCAAAGAAACTAACACCATCAGGCTCACCCTTTGTCATCGTATGAAGATAAAGAATGATCGACGTTCCGTAAGCACTCGTCTGTGCAATGGCATCAAGTCGGGCTTCATTGAACCCTTCATCTCTGATCCTCTTTGGGATTATCTGATTAAGTTCATAAATGAAATTAACTTGAGTATTATCAGTCCCGTCAAGTGGCTCATACCTGAAAGAAGTATTAGCATCCGCAAAGGCGCTGAACTTGTCCCTCATCATCTGTTGAAGAAAGTTCTCTGCTGAATATGCCTTTTCAAAAACCCCACCCCTGAAATCAGCATCTTCCAACAACATCCTTTTTAGATCATGGAAATATCCATAATTTTCCACTGTCCGATTAACATAGGCATGTCTGCTGCTTGATCGAGAACTAACACTTGTGTATCCGTCAGCCACTAAGCTCGGAACCATCGTGTCGCGAGCATCAGAAAGTTGGAGTATCTTGTCCTGTGCCCATGCACGAACGTCCTCAACAGATTCCCCATCTATCTTTCCCGAAACCTTATTTATGTCAGAATTGGAACGGCTCGTTTCACCACTCTTTCGAGCGTTAAATTCATCTGACGTAAGGTTGTTTTTTCGTGACTTAAAAAATGCCATGATCTACTTTGTTTGTTTCTTTAATCGGATGTTCTCTATCAATTGATTAAATTCCGGATACCTCTTCATCACCCTATCTTCCACATCAATACCCATCTTCAGTGCTTTTTCGACTGACGACCTGTGTGTTGTGTAAATTCGTTGATGTTTTGCTGCTACTCTGCCAGGGAGTTGATCAAGATCATAAGCGTCAAAATATTCAGTAGCGGTCATCTTGTACGGAGGAACGCCATCTATTGACCCAATCTCAATCGTCTTTCTTGGTCTGCCCATTTTCGGCTTCGGTTTTGTTTTTACTTCAGCTTTTGGCACATTGGGAACAACAATTCTCTTAGGTGACTCTATCCCACTTTTGCTTTCAAGGGCTTCTATCCTGTCATAGATGGTCATCAAGATAATAATAATGCCCCTCAGACAGTTATAAACAAGGTTCTCGAAGTCACCAAGACCTCCCCTTGAAGTAATTCGCATAAACGGATTACTTATGTTTAGAACGCGACCAAACCGCTCTTGTATCGCTCTATGAAAATCCCTGTCGCCCTTCTGCCTATCCCACTCAGGATGAAAATTGTGTTCTTCACTCATTTGTTTTCCGTTTTATGTCTATCGTAAGATATTCTTGTATGTCTGAGCCATCTCAAGTGCTCGCAACTTCGCCCTCACATCTGTACCGTTCAAAGCTTCATTGATAGTCTTTCGCATTAAATCAGCTCGTTCAGCTCTCCCTTCAGGCGTATACGACAACTCAATCAAGTCGCTCTTCACAACCACTTTCGGCTGAGGGGTGACAACTATTTCTTTCTTTGGTTCAGGGACGGGCTTCGGTTTCTGGACATTAGACTTATTCCCAGCAGTCTTTATTTCTGTCCCTGAAATTTTTTCATCTGCTTTTTTACTCAAAACATTTTCCTCTCGTTAGGATTCCGCTTCTTCTGTTGGAGTTTTTGCCCAATCGTAGATAACGGGCGTTTCTTCTTTACAGTCACAGTCTCGTGAGCATGTACTGCTAACATTCGCTCACAGTCACAGAGATGATCATCCTTCTTGCGGACACCCCCTCCATCTTTGTATTGGTACTTCTTTTTTTCAGCTATAAAATATCTCATATCAGGGAAACAGAATTTTGTTGGGAACCCGATTCCATCTCTGTCTATAACCCTGTTCGGATGTTGCGATTCAGGAACTAAGTCTTCAAGGCTCTTGACCTTCTCTATGCCACCATCAACATTGGTCTTGGGAGATCCCTTCTCAAGTGTCCTGATCCCTTCCTCTTCGTAACGAAGAAAGATTGAGCCAAGATCATTGCTACTCGATTCCCTACGCCATGATGACGGATCCATAAGCGTTGTTTGTATCCACGCCTGTCCATCTTTTAGACTCTTACCATTGTGATCTTTCCCGAATATCCTGTCACACCAAAGTTGGGTTCTTTCCTTGATCGCTATGGCATGTTTATTCGCAGAGATACTTTCACTACCTTTAACACCATCCCCGACATAATACTCATCGAAATTTATCACCCAGCCACCAGCACGCCTCCCATCAGGAAGAATCTCAATAGGAACAATAGCTTGCCACATCGCAGCAGTTATTGTCACTCCAGGATCAATCGCACACTGATATAGCCAGTGCTTCTGTAATGGTATCGGTTTCCAAAGAACATGGGTCTGTTTCGCCCACTTGGGATAAACCAGACCACCTTTTACTGCTGCAAAATCTATTTCGTGTTCTTGTCTGAATTCTTTATCAGACATCGAGATTTTTTTATTCCTGAGCCATTCTTTACCATCACGCTCAGGATCGTACTTCGGAACCATTGCGTAGTACAGTGGCAATACTGAGTATCCACGACTCGTTACATATGGTTTAAACCTTTTCCGCCAATGAATACTTGTGTCGCCAAAGTCATGTGGCATTAGTCACCCTCATCAACAGATTCTACATCATCATAATTCTTTTCAAGGGGCTTAACGTCAAGGTCATTACCACCATCGTCTTCGGACTCTTCCATTCCAAACTCGCCATACTTGTCGGCAGGTTCTTCTGGTTGTGCAACCCTCTTTGTTCCGTCAACTTCCTTTCCACGCATAAAGAGGATAATAGGTCTTTGTTCGTGTGGAATAGGTTGCTTTGGTGACTTCAACTCAATTATCGGACAGCCATCATTTAGACGCATAATGTACTGTACAGCCATTCCAAAGGCTATCCTTAGTTCAACTGGGATAACAGGATAAGGTTCTTCTGTTTTCTTCCCCTTTGCTAATGGTGGAAGCCCAGCCATTTGTCTCGCTGACTTCGGGTACTTTATCCATACCAACTTATCGTCTGATTCAAAGATCGGATCAAGCTTTGACATCTTGTAAACATCATAATGAAGATGGTGAAGTGCGTATACTGTTGGTATAAACATCATACTTCGAGTATTTATGACAGCACTATTAATCCCGAAAGACCCTGTGCCACCAAGAAACTTATCTAACCATCTTCCAACCGCGACCTGATTGTTTTCCGGAGCGTCCTTGCAAGAGAACCCCTCCAGTTTCATTATCGGTTTCCCTTCCTTCATCGACTGACTCATCTTGACCATCGCAATCTTGCTCAAAGTCGGGCAGATTGCCAAAACCTTCAACGGCTTCGCCATCGGTATCCTCTACTAATCTCTGAAAGTGTCCAGAATTTGGTGAACTAACACTGATTATTAAGGATGAATTCGCTAAACCGGCTTTCATCGCCTCGTCAAAGTCATCCTGAAAAGCAGACTCGTCACTGAAAAATACAGTTGGAACTCTACTCCTTACAACATCACCGCCACTTGGAACAGCCTCTATCCACGAGGCATTGGTTGTTCTAAACTTTTTAGTGCTCTTCCTGCCACCTGGTTTCCCGACATGATCGTGGAAAATTACAGGAAGATTATCATACATATACTCAACACGGGTCAACTGATATGCACTATCCTCAACTTTCTTCGATTGGACAATGCAGTAACTCCCGTCAACAAACATGTCAACCCATAACAGGAATGCCATGCTGATCCAACTTATCATTAATTGTCTTGATTTCGGGACTAACATAACTTGTGTAAATCCCGTAGACTGTCCCTTCTCTAATAATCCTTGAGCCATCTCACAAAAAACTGGGAATATCTCATCCCAATCAGGGAAATGCTTCAGGTTCTGCTTGTCATGCTCGTCAAACGTCAAACAGAAGTTTTTTATAAAGTACCACGAATCTTGCTGTGAAAAATAAATGTCATTTTCGGTTGCTTTCATTATGCAGCATACCGCTTTCTCAACTTTTCGATATATACTTCGAGTGCTTCGGGGTTCTCCCTTTGCAACTGGTCTATCATCCGTTTCGTCTGCTCAATCAACTGTTCCATCGCCTCTTCAGGGTTCTTCGCTACTTTTGGATTTGCCCCGCTTTCTGACTTTGGTTGCGGGAACACAGATCCCATTATTTTGACTGCCTCGTTTCTTATCTTATGATCAGCAACCTCGATAGACATCTTGTATACTTTATCAATTATGAATTGTTCCATAAGGATAGCGGATACCTGATTATCTGTCAACTCAGGGGCAATCTTTAATAAATCAGCTTTCTGATCCCTAACAATATGCTTGCCAATCCATTCATGTTTAATAGCATTCAGCGAGTCATTAAGTGTTGATAACGCCCGATCACGCATATCATCCGGCTCCATCCCCAATTCTTTAAGAACCTGCGCGTAGATGCCTAATGTCTTTAATTTTGATCGGTGGTGCTCAATGAGCGAACATGATGTCGGGTAGTCGATGGTTTTCTTATACCCGAATGTCTTGCAAGTTTCTACAGGGTCGTAGCCAGTTGTGAAATAATGCTTTATAATATCAATTGATTTTTCGGTTGAGAGTCTCTCCTTCTCTTTCTCACTCTCACTTTTCTTCGTCCCCTTCATTCGACCTGCACGACCATATGTAAATTCGGTGTCATTTTCCTTCGCCTGTTTCCTACGAACATCAATCTTCTTCATGTTCTTTATGCCAGATGGAGACTTTGCGTATTCTTCATTCTCCCATCGAACATAATCTTTATGATACGACAACCCGAAATCTTTCATCAGAAGAAGGCACATATAAATAGCGTGTTCGGCAATATCATTCAGCATCAGCATCTCGTGATACTTGTGGTCAACCATGTAATCAGATAAGTCCCCAACGGTATTGAGTCCAATAGACGAGAATGCCGTCACCTGTCTACCATTAAACTTGGTATTCAGTGACGTTAGTCTAATATTATCTGATATGTCAACCAGTTTACTCAATGCACGCCTTTCCCGAATTTTTCAACACCCTGTGCTGTTGGCTTGACGATTTGTTGTCCTTGTATCTGTTTCTGCATCGCACTCATCGAAGTAAATACTTGATGAAGCAACATGCCTGATATCTTATTAAGTCCAGCAAGAATTAAGTCTATACCAGCCTTCTCATTACCCACAACCGAAAATTGGTTTGTCTTCTCATTGAAGTAAACATGGCAAATATCCATGCAATCAGGATCTTCGTTTGGTGGTAACTGTTTAGGTTCTTCCTTTTGGGTTGGTAATGATTTTACTGGATTATACTTCTTCTTAGATTTACTCATTGGTTCTTCCACTGAAATAAACGTTCTTGTGATTACTGCGTAAAAAATCTAACGCTCGTGTTTCTCTAATGCGTCGATGTCTTGCTTGACCTTCTCGTTCTTCATCCTGTTTTTTACCAAGTGTAGGATCATCACCGAGGTACAGGAAGATATTTGTTGCCCCGTAATCTTCGTTTGGTGTTCGGACAACTTTTCCTTCCCGACCAACCTTCTTCTTCCCATACTGCCTTGTATTGACCGTTTTGAACCGTCGTAACGGGAAGTTTAAGTGGTTGACATGTTCCAACCCACGAATAAACTCTTTTTCAATAGGGGTCATTCGTGAATAAGAAACAAGTTCAAGTTCACCACGTTTTTCTGCTCTCGAAAAGTAATGCCCCCACGAGTCAGTGCCTGTGAAGACACTTAGTGTACCGATTGGTTCAACAGAATATCCTCCGCGACCATCAGAGACAGTCTTGAAGTTTCTTCCGGAGGGGTTAGTTACTCCTTTGAGCATTCCGTGCTTCATTGAGTTTTTCTCTTTTATGGAAAAATACGTTTCTTAATGGTACATAAAAAAAATCAGAAAGTCAAGTGGTGGGTGTGAATGATATTCACATGTGTGCTTTTTGTTCGCATGGTGCGAATGGTTTTCGCAGGCTAACTTGTTAATGTTGGGGGAGTTAATTTAATGTAGAATTATTTTGTCTTTTTTTTAATGGGTCGCAGTCTGTCTCGTGGTGGGTTTGCTTGTGGATGGCATCGCTTACCCTGCCTAAGTATACAAAAAAAACAATGACTAAGAAGATTATTGGAATTGAAATGATGCCATAGATTGTGATTAATTCATCTGTGTGTTGGGTTGGTGTGATCACAGTGACAATATCATTCATACGGATCCCTGTGGTTAGCATTACACTTTTCTTGGAGGTCTGCGTAGTGTTCTTCTTCGTAATCATCCTCTACTGACTCTACCAATAGGCACATAAGCTTAATGAATATTGCCACCCCTATCACAGCCCACGCAAACGCAATAGTAACAGCCAACGGGGACGCATCGCCAATAGTGTCGTAAGGCTTATGTCTGCTCAATATCCACTCCATCATATTAAAAATATTCATTGTTTACACACGAATAGGGATCTAATCCCTCCGTGTCTCCCAGTGTCCCTAATCCACTCAACACTCTTGAACCCTGCTTTCAGGAGGTGTTCGCGAATATCGTCTTTATTCTTAAACTCTTCGATGACGCAATCCCCTTTCGATTCTGCATGTGCCGTTTGGTAGACAAGAGTCTTACAGTGCTTGGCAATTGATTCCATCGCCATTTCAAGCCCATGCCATCCGGATTGCTTCAGTATCCACATTGAAACATTCATCATAATGCACAGATCATAATCTTGTTCGCACTCAGTAAACATGATGTACTTTATTGTTGGGGGAGTTAATTGTTGCCAATATCCGTGATCCATAGAATAGTGACCGACAGCCCTTGCCACTCTCAAAGAATGAATATCTGGTTCGTATGCAGTCACAATTGCACCACGCTGAACCATTTCGATTGTGTTATACCCCACAGAACAACCTATATCCAGAATTTTCTTCCCTTTGGTTTCTGGGCAAGCATATTTAAGGATCTCATCAAACTCAAATTCAACTGTATCCTTATGAGTCTTAACCCCCTGGATCATCGGAACTTTATGATAAGCGTGACCATTGAATATGCTTGATCCTGCACTATTATTTGTTCCGAGTTTAGTGCACAACAACTTTATGCAATCTTCCTGAATAGTGCTAATCGCTGTCTCGTCCGATTCCCATTCATCTCGGTATCGCTTGTAATTAACATCAGCACCATCTTCGCAATAGAAAAGCTCAGTTGCCCACGCCCAGTCTATTAAGGTGAATTTTTGGGAGACTTGATCATAGCATATATTCGACGGATTAATATCCCTGTGCCATACATCAGCCTTCTTCAGTGTTTTCTTTACATGACTCAGCCACGCCACCAACTCAACGAGTGGTATATCCTTCCGAGTGATATATCGTTTGCCGATTGGTTCGCCAGCGTAGTCCATCCATAGTTCATCCCCTTCAACCTCCCTTCGGATTGCATTCTGTGGCATGAAGTCAAAGCTGTACTTTTCTATAAAATACAACTCGCCACGCCTGTTGAACTGAATGTTGTTCCGATAGTATAAATCATTATATATCTTTATAATGCGATCTTCGTTTCTGTGTGTTTCTGATTCCATCCCCCGATTCTTCCACAGGTACTCTTTCTGGAGGAAACGAATGTAGCCAACTGCTTTTTTGATTAGTGAGTTCAATTCATAAACTCCTTTAGCCAATCAACGTTAGTGTCATACTCTTCAGTACCATCTCTCATTTGCCAAGTCAGACCAACCACATCAAACTTTGTATGGTCAGCATCGGTTGCTTTCATTTCAATCTTCACCCCCTTTGCACCAACACCAAAACATCGACTTTGAAGAGCCTTTGTGAATCTTGTGGTTATTTCTTTTTCAGGATATAGCATCAGGAAAGCTTTCTCAAGTTCTGGCATTTTGCCATAGCACGGTTCCCATGAACTTCCCCTAAGTTCCTCCCATGCCTCAGCACAGTATCTCTGATATTCAATTTCATCTTGATCAATAAATCGCTCACTTGTAGAGAACCCTTCAGATTTTAATTCTATCACTTCACCACCCTCGAAACAATTTCCGAAACATACCCGACGATAACGGGTACAAAAAACGAACTTGCCACCCTGATAAATACGAACTTCCAACCGAGTATACTTGACTCGAAGATTAGTCGTCCAGGTGACATCAACGACCAACTCGTAACGAACGCCATTATCGCACCTACGCTATACCCCATGTCAATAAATCCTTTAGTGAGTGGAGTATTTGTGTAGATCCCACCAAATGTGAATAATCCTGCAATCGAGCCTTTGATTACCCCGAACTGTTCAACACCCTGACCACCTTGACCGATGATAGCCTTCATCATGCCCACAATGACGAAGGCGAAGAGAATAGCAATCCATGTGTCTTTTAGTATGCCAAGAGAATTAGACGCCCCTGTGACGGCTACGCCCCTGAATAACGCTATCAGCGTGACAGCAACAGCGAGACAGACGATGATTATGTTACTCGTTGTCAACCTTAACCTTCCGTTTGTAATCTGTCTCGTAGAACCCTGAACCGTTGAATTGTGGTGGAGATGTCTGTGTTGGGATCTTCTTCATGTGTGATCTACACTTCTCGCATTTCTTCCTGTATGAGTCTTTGATCAGGTGGTACACTTCCTTCATCCACCCACACTCTTGACATTTGTATGAATAAAAGGGCATCTCTATTCACCAACTATAGTAAACTTGGATGAATCGGCATCGTACCAAAGCAATGTGGATAAGATTGTATCAGTATCAGTCATTATTAGATTTATTCTGAAATACCTTGATGTTGTGATAGTGTCTGTGTCGATTAAGTCAACCCACCTAAATAAAACACTGTCAGCAAATTCTTCTCCGTCGATAATGGGACTCGTCTTGCAAGGTATCCAATCTTCATCGGGTGTCGTTACAAGAATGTCATCTTCTGTCATAACATTCTCAACATGATACTCTGTGTCTTTAATGACGAACCAACAGGCAAAGAATATCACCAACATGACGATAGCAATCGCTAAGAATTTCAATCTTTCTCCCATTTGTTTGCGACCCAAACATACTTTGTTGGTAATGGTGATCGTCCGGATTTAAGTAACCTGACCCTGACAATTTCACCAGAATAGTCATGTAGCCACTCTTCGTTGTCTTCTTCGATAACAGGTCGCCTTCCGTTCTGATCGCAAGTTATTATTCCCGTATCAGTATCTAATGTGAATGTAAATTTGCTCAATGTAGTGCTCGCTGGTTCAAGTCTAAGGTTATCCCTCTTTAGTTCAGGTCTAATGTGTCCATTCTTCATACTCATCCTCTATCATTTTGAATGTCATATCTGCGATATCATCTTCCTCTGTGTCAATAATCCCATCGAAACCGTTGATGAATTGATAGAACACTTCGTTTATATAGCCATCTGGAATGATTAGGATTGGCTCACACATAGAGGTCTTCCGGAGAACACCCCATAACATCACAAATTACCCTTTCATGTTCGGGTCGGACTTTTAGGTATCCATTTACAAGACTCGCAAGATAGCCATAATGAACCTGTGGTATCTTTAATGACAAATCTTTGAGCTTCATCTGCCTCTGTGCCAGTAATGTTTTTAACCCTGACATCGGTTTATACATTTTATCCTCTTTTTTGAAAGCTATTCAAATATACAAATAAAATATCCTTAACACAACAATTAATGTTTGATTAATAAGATTTTTTTGTTATATTCTTCTATCGACAATAAAAAGAGGGAAAAATGTGATGGGCAATAAACAGTTAGATAGGGACAAAATAATTGAATTCATCAGGACATACGGACACAATAAGGCGTTATTAGACCTTGACGGTAAGATCACCTCCGGAGCTTTCAACGTTGACCAAGAAGCACAGAGCCATCAAGTCAATTCATCCTCCACACTACATTTCCAGAAGTTCAGCAAGGGTACGATGCCGGAAGTTATGCAGAGTATAATACTAATACAAAAGCATAGCAACGTTGGGCGAATTACGAGAATTGGTCACATTGTAGAATATGGCGAAGGGAGTAATCCATTGTTCTGTAATGAGGCTGACCACGAGGCAATCTATATTGATGACCCTTACAACTACCGTTGGGCGTACATAGACCACCTGTGGGAGGCGTTCGATGAGAAGGATACTGTACCAGTAGATATGGCGAAAGATGGATCTGCTGATAAGCAGTACAGTGTGGATATAGAGGAGCACCCCTCCTTCCCCAAATTCGACGAGAAAGTCCATGTGCTCGATACTGGGGAAATTGAGAAGAGAATGAATAGTCTTGAATCAACACTCTCTAACTTGGGTAATTTTGTTAAAAAACTTTCTAAAATTTCCGACACAATCTGTGACGTATTGGGTATTAAGATTGTTGAGAATTGGAGTGGTGGTAAAGATCCAGTAACCCTTGATATGGATGAAGCCAAAGTCGGTGACGAGAAAGAGAATGATCCTCTACAAGAATACAACTTCAACCATGTTGATCCGGAAATCCTTAGCCAGATATCCCAAGCAATTGATGACGCAAAATCTAAGATGATGGAGAATCTTTTCAAAATATGTACTCATCCAACAATTGTCGAAGATAAAACCTACCCAACAAGCCAACCCGACCTCAACAAAGTGTTCTACGAGGCGGAAGATGTGGAAGGGTTCAGAAAAACAGTACTCTTTTATGCACAATATCCTGCAATTATGTATGTCTGCGACAATTGTTTCGAGTGCATATACGAGAAGGATGCCAAATTTCACAACTGCAAGGACAAGAAATGAAACCATACGTCAGACACCTCCACGACGAAGAAGATGCTTTTAAGTTAATCAACTTTCAGATAGACGGACTTGCCAAGAAATATAAACATGAAGTCTTTGTCGTCTATTTAATTCATAATGACCCTTCTACATGGGAGTTCAATATACTTGGATTCGGATCAGAGTCACAGATCCCAAGAACGACAAAGTTGTTCCTCGCTAAAGAACTCAAGTACACTGAACTAAGGGTAGCCACAGATAATGAAGTCCTTGACGAAGCGAGGTGAGTGATGGAGTGGTTAAGAACACTTGATAGTTGGATTCATTATGAGATAGAGATACTTGGGCTATGGGATATTGTCTCTGGGATAAAACTTGGGTTCAAGATATTCTGGATAATATTAAAGATCAGCATTTATCTCGCTGGGGTATACTACATTATTCAACTCTTTCTTTAAATCCCCAACTTTAATTTCAAAACATAGGTTGTAAAATAATGGCATTAACACCCCCATCAATGATTTTTTGGACAAAAACACTTCTTGACGGAACAAGAGCACGGATTAATATTTATGATATATTTGTTATTGCAGACGAATGTATGAGTTCTTGGACAATAGAAGTCGATTATCCAGCCATTAAAACTTGGGATCAAAGATTAACACTTGACTCTGCCTCAGAATAGACCTATATTGTAGGTGCGACAAGAATTTCCAACAAAGTACCTGATAGTCACCCCTCCAATTTCTTGTCGCAAAGAAACCGATATGACTGTTGGGTACTTTGTTGAGAAGAGAGGATGGAATCATGAATAAGCAAGAAACAGAGAAGCAATACCTCCGTAGAATAAAAAAACTCCTACGTGATCACCTATCCAAACCTCCCTCTGAAAGTGAACTCCGACAAAGACGGGTAAATCTCGACCTTACTCCTGACCAAAAGAAAGTATTCAAGTATTGTGTTGAAAACACTTACGTGATTTGTGAACCGATCATGAAAAGTCCAAGACACATATCAACGCTAATAGGGCTTCCGCTTCAGACAGTCAGGACAGCACTCCTCAAAATGATTGAACTTGATATTATCGACACCAGACTGAGTTACATAATCTGTTAACCTTTGGTGAAGAGAAAATCAAAACGAAAAAATATCCGTATCTTTGAAAATAAGATAATGAGCAGACCAGACCTGTCAAAGTCTGAGAAAGCTATATTCAGGGCGATTCTAAGCGACTACAACCCCTACGCTACCCCACCGGTATGTGCACCTGAATATAGTTACATAAAAATCCACTCTTCGTACCGATCACACACAACAATCAGTAACACGATCAAAAGACTCCAAGATCTTGGTATAATTATAGTTATCAAGCGAAGCAGCGTCAATTATTATTACTTTACAGACCTCCTTTAGTTGTGAACACATTCACAAGCCAGTCCATTTTATGAACCCACGCGCACGCGCCCGTAATAAGGAAGTATTATATAAGAGCTTGAAGTTTGTTACGCAAAACACTCTCTCTTAAAGTTACAACCCAACCCCCAAAATTTTTGGAAAGATCCTACAGAATATGTCCCATAAACGATTACTGTATGTAAAAACGTCAGAATAAAAACCATGAATGCGAATGCTGATATATAATGTAAGCAAGGGTCGTCCCGTGAGATGGCGGGGGTACATTGGTGTGGGGGTGGTGTCTCAGATTCCACAGTGCTGATTGCATAGTGACCTGGCATAGTGAGGTTCGATTTGATTCGGTCTGGAATGTGATTCGCGATATGCCTGTCTGGTATCACATCACATTGTGGGAGTTGTGTTGGAATTACCAGTAGATTGGCAATGGTATTGTGTGGGAGTTGTCTCGTTCGTTGCTTAGGCGCGCTTTATAGGTGTCATATGTGGGGAGTTTATCGGAAGTGTAGTTCGGTAGTGCTATTTAATCGGATTGTATTAATTTTTAACTTGATCGGGCTATCAATAGCAAATCGCATGTTCAAGTAACTAATTAATCGGGATTGCAATTTACTTGCAAAGGTGTCATACTGCTCTCGTATCGGGATGAATTCAGCTTTCATATGGCAATGAGTCCTCATTCTCTTCTGATTCACACATTAAATCAAAGTCATTCATAACTTGATAACCTGAGTCCGGAAGTAAATTAGACACAATATCGATATGTGTCCTTTCGGGCAATTCCCTCAGCAACCTGAGTAAGTCAACTGCTATTACACGAGCTTTCTGTTCTTCAACTTTCACTCTTACCTCTTGAAATTATGTTCACGAATGTGTACCAATACCCCAACTTACTTTACATAATACTGGACACTTTCCAACTATCATTGACTTGTACCTTGCACAATTGTTCATGCACTATGCCGGATATATTAAGATTTGAGGTGAAATATCATTTCACATGAAATCCTTTCTAATGAAACCTTTTCACATTCAAGGATGTAAGTTCCTCTCGCGCGTATATAGGGTATGTGCGTACCATAGTTGCGTAGTTTACTTGAATGCCAGGTTTTGTATTACATGTGGGTTTATTGGGTTGTGTAGTTCTTCCAGTTGTTTCACTTTGTTGGTTAGTTCGGCAATTTGTTCGGATTGTGCTTTGTAGATTTGTAGATTTGTAGATTTGCAGGTTATGTTGCTCTTCTGCGATAACTTTCTCTTCGAGAGTTTTAACTCGTTTATTAAGGTTGTCTTGGTTTGCTTGTGATACTTCAGCCTGATTAAAAAGCTTTCTGAAACCTTGTTTTACAAATTCCATGTTCACTTTATTCTCTCTTTGTTAGGTTTTTCCTTTATTCCAATATAGTACAATTTAGACCTGATTACAACTAAATTAAAATAATCGTAAAAAAACATGTTTCTTGTAAGTCAGTTCTATTTCATGTGATACCGTGTCTATCTCCATGTATATTTCCATGTATATTGAAGGATACTAAAATAGGTCTTGACTTTTGGGATTGCATAGTATATCTTGGTGTTGTCTGCTTTGTCAGACGCCTTGCACTGTGTGCAGGTTTCGCTAAATATCTTTTAGGAGTCAACATGAAAGTTCATAACATTATAAAGTTAACAGAAAACTTTGACTTTGATATTATCTCAGCAAGGTTTACATCACATCACTTGCAAGTGAAGAGCAATATTAGAACTGCAATTGACGGAGACAAGAAAGCTTTTACGGGTTGCGATTTGAAACATATTGCACCTTACACTTATGAATTGACAGGTTGCCGGATTGACGTAGAAACAACTTTCGGATATTTTAGCAACTAAATAATTAGATTTAGCCTTTGAAATTTGACAACACAAACAACGGAGAATGAAATGGAAACAAGAGAAAAAGAATACAGTGAACTATCGGACAATGAAAAGAAAGCGCTTCGAGAATATAGGAGCTGGGTTAAATCTGACGCGCCACACGAGTACAGAATGAACATGATAGAAAGTTGCTATAAAACATTACAAATTTTAGGTGTGGAAAGTTTCGTAAATTAATATCGAAACTCCCTTCGGGGAGTCTATCGGAGTTAGTTACTTCGATACTGACGAGATAAACTAACATAGTGCCGGAACAAGAAAGCAGGTTCGGGACATTTGAAGTACATACAGTTTAATAAGTGAATAAACCATTACAGCTTGGTACGGTTAGAAGTATATCACGTTCAACTCGTGAACCAAGCTCAAGCAGTCAATTTACATTTTAGGAGTTATTATGGAAACGCAAGAAATTACAATATTTGACATTGAAGAGCTTTCGGAAGAGTCACAAGAGAAAGCCTACACAGACTGGTTGCAAAACTTTGAGTACTTTCACAATGAAGACAATGAAGCAAGCCTTAAAGCCTTTGCAGACGTTTTCCCTATCAAAGTTAAAGACTACTCATATGGATACTGCAATTCGTTTATTAACTTTGAATTGATTTATGACACTATTCAAGGTAACGATATCAGAGAATTCAAGGGATTGAGACTCTTGAAACATATCGTAAATAATTACTGGAATGATTTGTTTGAAGGTAAGAAATATTACGGGAAAGAGTACAAAAAGTTTAGACAATCCCGAATTCACTTTGAACAGAAAATGCTAACCGGATTCTATCTTGATTATGACCTTATGCAACCAATTATTGACTTTCTCAAGAATCCAAGTGAGCATACTGACATTGAAGACATTATGAATGATTGTTTACAAGCTTGGTTATCTGCTTGCAATTCGGATTATGAAGCTTGTCAGAGTATGGAATATTTCAAAGACACTTCAGAGGCAAACGGTTGGCAATATTACGAGTCTGGCAGGTTCTTTTATAAATAAATCAAGGTAGCTGATAATACGGAATATTGAGAGGGTTTCAATACTGGATCGTAACCAGGTATCAGCTCTAATTAGTCAACAGAAAAGAGAGGTTGTTATGTTAGTAACTAAAAACAGAAAACTTTACAACACAGAAACAAGAGAGTATGTGTATTGTAGGCAATGTTCTGAAGATATCAAGAGCAATGAACTGGCAGAAAGTCTTGACAGCAAGCAAGAGAGCTGTATCTGTGACGATTGTCTCGTAAGTCAAGGCGGTTAACCATTAAAAGAGAGGTTGTTATGAAAACGAAAACAGATTTCACGATAGTGATAAACGTCACTGCAAAAGATTATTTCGGGAGCGAGAGAGCTACGCTATTAGCCTCAGCATTAACGAGGAGAGCTGAGGAGAATGTATCTCACTTAGGAGCAGAGGTCAAGGTAACTCTTGGTAATCGGTTGCCATATGCTGACGAGATAGCGTCATTAAAGAGATAACCTTCAAGCCTGGTCGCACAGCTACGAGAGGAGGTTTGGAGTATTAAACAACTAAGCTACCGAGTCCAAAGTCTCGGTAAAATAAAGGAGTAAGATATGAGAGAGCAAGTAAATTTCAGCGACTTTACAGACAGATTTCGCACAATGGACAGAGACGAGAGTTTCAGTTATGAAGGTAAGAAAGCATTGTTTGACTATCTCGAAGAGTACGAGGACTCCTGCGGAGAGGAGATCGAGCTTGACGTAATAGCCTTATGTTGTGACTTTACAGAGTATGAAGACCTCGAAGAGTTTCACGGGGTTTATGAAGAGAGCGAGTATCCTGACCTTGATACAATTAGAGACAATACGACCCTCATTGAGATAGCGGGGAGTGACGGTTTCATAATTCAAGACTTTTAATAATAACCCACGCATTCGGCTCCTGGCACGTTGTCGGGAGCTTAACTAACTAAAGGAGCGGATTATGTACGCAAGAAAAACGAGAGACGAGTGGCAATTACATATTAATTATGGCTATGGTGACGGGTGGGAACATGAAATCTCAGAGGACACTCGCAAAGAGGCAATTCAGAGACGCAAAGAGTACAGAGAAAACTGTCCTGAATATCCGGTTAAAATTGTATGCCGGAGAGTTGCAATATGAAGGTTGTCGAGATTAATGATTGTCAATTCTGCCCTTATAGAAACGGGGCAAATCCTGGACAGGCTCATGAGTTGTGTATGAAGTCGAAAAGGGAACTTGAGTTATTTAGAGACGGAGCGGGCTTTACAATCCCAACTCCTGATTGGTGCGAATTAAAAACTCTGACAGATAGGGAAAAATTCGACCGGGAATATCATAATAACCCAAAAGTAGAGAAAGATTGCCAATGTGCTCAATGTAAAGAGGATAGGGAAGGTCAATAGGTTGCATTTGGTCAGAATTCTTTTAGATACCAAAGCTAAAAACTAACTACGGAGGAGAAATGAACTGCGATTGTTCAATAGACATAGATAATGAGGAGAGTCCTCAAGTTTACAGGGAAAAGATTGTTACCGCCTACAAAACCCACTGTTGTGTCGAGTGCGGAGAAATCATTACAAGGCGTAGTAAATATCAGGATGTGAGTGGATTATGGGAGGGGCGGTGGGAACACCACAAAACCTGTTTAACGTGTAAGACAATAAGAGAGGAATATTGCTCTGGAGGGTTTATCTTTGGTGAACTTGCAGAGCAACTCTATGAGTGTTTTGGATTTGATTATCGGGAGGCAGGATGAACGCATTATCAACTGGAGGATGGTGTTGCATAAACTGTATCTTGTGCGATAAGTTAGTCGGTGATATCAAGACGTTCGAGAAAGAGGGTGATGAGATTTCCCCAGTCTGTGATGATTGCGCGGAGACTCATATCATCCTGGACGGTTACGAGGAGGTAGAGAGTGGAATATAAAATAGTCGCGGGAACTCAAGGAAATGTTGAAGAGAAAGTGACAGCACTTCTCAAGAGGGGTTGGGAGGTGAGTGGGAGTCTCAGAATGTTGCTCGTTCCGGATTATAGATCTACTCTTGATATGCTGTGGTATGCTCAGGCAATGATAAGCTACAAAGAGGAACGACCAAATAAAGGAGGAGAGTGAAAATGGAGATGCTTAATTTTGTCAATAAAAAACTATGTGAGGATTGCGGAGGGGAGTGCTGTAAGAATCTACCCGGGTCATGCTCTCCGAATGACTTCAATAACTCATTGGAGCGAGTCGTTGACGCAATCAAGAGCGGTAGGTATACAATTGACTGGTGGGAAAATCTGGAAGAGAATGGTGGATTAAATGGTTACTTTGTGCGACCTGCAATCAAAGGGAAAGAGGGAAAAGTCAAAGACCCCACTTGGGGTGGGGGTCACTGTACATTTTTAACTGATTCAGGTTGCGAGTTGAGCGACACTGATCGACCTGAAGGTTGTCGAATGCTCGAACCTTCTACTGGTGCGGATTGTGAAATTCACGGAATGGGAAAACATGATTCTGCAATTGCATGGATTAATTTTTACGACCTTCTGCACGACTTTAATTAGCAAAATGAGGATTAGGTAGGGCGAGGGTCTAAAGATCGTTTAGGGGTGTCTTAACGCGACGTTCAGGGACACTTTTTAACAAACGCAGGATATAAACATTGGAGGGAGTTGTGAGTAAGGAAACATATCAGGAGTATTCATTTGCCGAAGAATTTATGAGGGATACGAGAAATATGCTCCACGAAATTTACGAGCTTCGGGAAGAGGTCGAGGAGTTGCGAGAATACAAAAAGAGATACACAGCGTTATTAGATAGTTCAATTAGTCACGGTCAGAAAATGTTGGGACAAGTTGTTACATTAGCGATGAAGGCTGATTTATCTAAACTAAAGGCAGAGGATTTCCCTGCATAACGCAGTATGCCTCAGCCATCGCAAGGGTGCAACCTAAAAACATCGGAGTCTATCATGTGCAAATAGATACCTAACCCCTCCCAGAACGGTTAACGCGAGTTCGATTCTCGTACTGGGAGCTAATCGGAAACATTAACAAGGAGGATAGGATGACACGAGAGGAAATCCAGGAACTGAGAGATCTGATCATGGAGAGACGTGACCTTGACGGATTTGAGGCGTGTGGAGTGATCGGAAAGTCCGTCAACAAAGAGGCTCGCACAGTGTACGGATGGATGTACAAGGCTCCGTTGCCACTTCGGAAGACACAGCGGAAATTGGAGGGGATGTTGAAACGAGAGAGGAGGTTGGCTGATGCCACTATCTAAAAATGACATTCGGCAACGGATGCAGAATGCAGAGGATTGGATGGAGGTTTATGCAAATCGCTCGGCAGATCCGGACACAGTAGGCGAGGACATTCAACGGAATTTGGATCTCTGGACGACACACGAAAAGAGGTATAATCGTCTTTATGACGAGGTTGAGTACGGTATTAAATCAGGAGGGGATAGCCATGAGTAGAACTCAAGGCATGTGGAATCGTGTGCTGAATGTCGCATTGGTTATGGCGATAACGGCAGTGGCTGTAATATATTTAATCGGGAGTGTAAAATGACTGACCAGAATTGGAAATCGGTTGCGGAGGACGGGTTGCCGGAAGAGGGGAGAAATATGCAGGTTAAGGCATATTATAAATTTGTGCAAGAACCTACATATTTGTTTATTGATGATATCTGGAGATGTGAGCATAAGGGGATTTGGAATAATGTTTTAAACCCTGATTACATCACCCACTACCGATACATCGACGAACCTGAGCAAATAACAGAGTCCCCCAAATTCAAGATGCTGAAGATGCGACATGACATTGACAATCTCGCTTTCATGTTAAAGGAGCATTGCGAGTCTCACCCTGAATCGGTGACGGTGAAGGGGTTTGAGGATTCTCCCCTTACTTTGGATCAGTGCGAGGTGGGGATGGAGTTGGAGTGCATAAAATATCCTTCTATTCCTAATGCCATTATTGAGAATATTAGTGGTTCTTACATAGATACCCACTCTTTTCGCATTCCAAAATCCGGTTTAAAATCTTACAGCATCCACAAGCCAGCCCCTGCGGTGGTGCATTATATCGGAAGTTCTGATAATAATCCAGAGTCACCGTGTGGATTAGATTACGAGGGAGTAGTCTTATATCTTTTTGAATGCGACTGGAGCCTCGTCACCTGTGCCGACTGCCTGAAGCACAAGCCGGAGACTCTGAAGCCGAGTGATTGTGTCGGGCGGAAGATTCGGATTATATCAACGGACTTCGAGGGTGCAATGAAAGGATGGGAACGTCATTTTACAATCGGTGGCACTTATGCATGCTCTTCTGGAAGAGCGAGTAAAACTATTGCAGTATATAACGGCACATCGTACTATTCTTTCAACGCCAAAGACCTCGAATGTTGCGAGCTTGTCCCCGAGGAGATGATCGAGGTTCCGAAGTTAGAATGGGATAAACTGCAATATGCTCTAAAACAAGTAACTGTGAAGATCCGGGCGTTGGATAAAATGTTGGGAGGTGGGAAGTGAATTACAAAGTAATACTTGAATCAATATTACTTGTGCTGGCGGGAATATTGATTGCACTTTTTATCGTGATGTTTTTTGCTACGGATGACTGTGCAGTTCTCACCATAAGGTGTGGTACGGGTAATGTGTCGTCAGATCGCAATGACTGGATAATGCCAAATATCCTTAACTACTGCAAAGAAACCCTTAATGAATCTGGATATTTCAAGCTTGAGTGGCGTGTCCCTGAGACAGGAGATATAGATTCGCAATTGTTCTGGTACGACAAAGATTTATCACAGGTCACACCATGCTCTATATTATAGGATCTGCATGACGTAGTGTTAAACCAAAAATACCCCATCTGATTAACTTTGGATGGGGTATTGTCGTTTTGGGTTAGGGATGAAGTAACTCTTGAGCACTTATTGGACTATTCGCTATAACTTTGCGTAAGTCATTCAATGATTTTTCGTGGGCTTGTGACAATTTGACAACACATCTTTCAAGGAACTCATGATAGCCAATTCCTGCACTTTCGCAAGCCTGAAACATTTGATAAACGATATTACTTTTTATTGTGAACATATCAGAAACATCACAAGGTGGCTTAGTCGCACCGTACATAATATCCCGAATTTCTGCATTAATTTCTTCTTGGCTAATCACTTTCCCTCCGCCATTTTCGTTACCGCTGCCTTGAGGTCACTGACGGCAACATAATTCCTGTCATACTCAATGAAATTCTCCTCAACCCAAGCCAGCAGATCGGTGAGCGGGACGGCTTTGGTGGTGAAATAACCTGATTCAATGCCGTCAACTATATTCTCAATCCCATTACTGATACTGTCATCATAAGATTGATACTTTACCAGATCCCGCAAAGCTTTGACAAGCTCATCTTTCTTTCCGTCGATAATCATTTCGCCTCCTTTAAGTCCATTTCCCAATCACGAGCAACCTTCCCTATATTCTCTATCGTCCACGGATCTGATTTCTTTTTTCGAGTCACCAACCTGAACCGGAACCAAGAGAATCGAGACGCACACACTAATAATCTTATCCGATCAGGTGCCCTCATAAACCCTTTAACTTCGTCAAGAGTGAACGTCCCGTCAGGATACTCAACAAGAAAATCAGGTTTATACCAAACTTGTCCGATATCCTTATCCGCCAATCTGAAAGAAAGGGGTTCATATTGCCACACTAAGACCTTTCCTGCCATCTTTAGTGCATCGAGATACAGTGCATAGTCCCTCTCCAAAAGAGACGCGTAGGGGTGATCCTTTGGCTTCTTAGGACGTGTTTTCTTTTTATCCACGATAGTTAGTGCAGGATTTCGTTTCATAATTGTATCTAAATCATCCTGATTCATTTCTTCCTCTTCCTGTATTTATTAATCTTCCTGAATCTCGGCAACTCCAACGCGTAGAGGTCAGATAACCGTTGAACCTCGTCCGGTTGCCCCAACGTGTACCGAGCCTGAATCGCCTTAACGAGTTGACGTTTGATTATTGTGCGAGTTGTCATTCTCCCAACGTATCCCGCAACCGGAATGACTTGTTCAGGATCTCGGTGGCTGAGTCGATTGACTTCTGAGATACACGGTCAGTATTCTTTAACTCCTTCAGGTACTTAACATGTGTCCCCGTCTCTTTCATGTTCGCGGATATCACAATTATCGCAACTTCCCCGATGATTTCCTTGACCTTGCACCTTTGGCTCTTTGTCCTGAACTCGGCAGGAATAGCTCCATTGTGGCGTAAGTCTGCGTCAACCATCATACCAATTTCGCATTCACTTCTTTCCATTGTTTCGCCCTTTATTTAAGAATTAACATTATCACTAATCCCGCAACACACACACACCATAGCACCACTCTGACAATTTTCCACCGCTTCTGTTGTGCGAACCACTCGTCGGAATTACGACGGTACTTTGTCATCATTTGCCTCCAAATAGGTTACGCACTCTGATAAACAGCGGGCGAGAGATTCTATTAGGGTTGATCTCAAGAAAGTAAATTTAGAGTTGTCTGTCTTCCCAAATGTGATTGTCACATCCCACCCAATATCAAAATAAAATGAATGGTAACCTCCTGATTTAACAGCCCCATCCTCAATCAACTTCTCCAGCACAGAGAAGAGGAAGTCGTGGGTGAGTTTATCCTCTATTTGAGTTATATGGGGATTCTTCACCATCCACTCACCCATAAATTTCTTGAGCTTTTTTAATATCTCAAGTGCCTCCTCTGTGGCAAGGAAAGGGGTTGGTTTTCCAAGCCATGCATTAGGATCTCTTCGCATGGCTTTTTCTTCTTTAATTAGAGTATCTTCAGGGTGTTCCATTGATTCTCCCCATCAAACAGGTCATTAGCGAGTTCCACTTCTTTTTAGCATACTGCTTTTCCCCGAACAGGGTGGTCTGTCCACAATTACTACATTGGTAACGATACCAAGTCTCATCAATGTCCCTATCGGATACAAGTGTAATATTTTTTGATCCACATTCACACGCTTTCATCTTTAGTTTCTCCTTTTTCGAGTTCATCCCTTCGCATCTGGTGGATTGTCTCTGCGAGTGCGAGGAATTTTTGTTCAGGATCAAAGTCTATATAATTTACAGTGAATTTTGCTCCGCCACCTAAACAAACATCCCTGTAATAAACGAAAGGGAATTTATTGTTAATTAGTGTGTTGTTAACTCTTTTTAGTCTCAACTCCACACTTCGTAAGGCATCGTGGGAGGTGAGGTAGTCAATCTTCTGAGTTGTTACATGTCTTTGAAAATATTTACATATAACAGAGGAATCATTCCAAGCCAGTGAGTGTGTTTGTATAAACTCATCCCCATGATTAAAGTGATATTGCTCTACACCTCGTTCTTTAGATACTACGTGTTCATAAGTTGCACCATCCATCTCCGCCAGAAACCAGAACATCTCTGCCTCTGTGAGATCCTTGAATTTCTTCAGTGCCATGTCCTTCGTCAAGTCATTCATTTCCAGCCTCCGGTTTGTCTTCTATTTCTTCCAGTAAATGCCTCGCATTCAGGTCTAACTCACACAACATCGTGTAGAATGTAAATGCTAAACTTTCCCATTTATCATCGTCTGAAGAGAACATTAGCCCACGATCTCGCATGATTTTAACTGCTCGCTCCTGCTTAGACTGCACTTTCTTCAGGAACTCATCCATCTCTCTAACTGTCATTTCTGCTCCTATTGATTGCCTTCATTATCTCGTAGGCGATTTGGGGAACTATCGCATTCCCAAGACCTTTTAATCGATTCGTGCGAGTTCCGAGACGCTTCCTTTCGTCATTAAGTCTGTCCAAGAAGGTGGATAGCCCATCATCCATTCGACAAAGGCGGGTTGCAACTTCAACCCAGTTTCTTTCCCACGTTCGATACAATCTGGAAGGCTGTTTGTTTCGAATTTTCTCCCCTTCAATTCCGTTCTGCTTGAACTCCCCTTGTAATCCCTCGTTGCTGGAGTTGGTAACATTTTTATCACCTTCCCCAATCTCGGAACTTGCTTTCCATTTGATACTTGATACCCTTCCTGATTCTGAGCCTCTGGAGTTGGCAGCATTGTCCGACTCATCACAATTTCCAGATTGTTGAACTTGTCCTTCTTCCTGGATTCGGTTATGTCGCCGGTCATTGATTTGCGAGGTGTTGGAATTAAGCTCACCTGATCCGCCAGTCCCAAACTGTGCGAATTCCCGTTCTTCGCTACACGCCGGCCGGCTTCCGTCAACTCGGCTTCCGGATGTTCTACTTCTTGGGTTGTTGGAGTAGCCAACAATCCAGACTCTATCCCTTCTGTGCGGGGCGTTTTTGGCACAAGCTGGAATAATAATCGGTTGGACTTCGTAACCTTCCATTTCCAACGAAGTACACACCTCGTCGAGTCCCATGTTGATGAGACCAGCAACATTTTCACCGATGACATAAGTGGGCTTGAACTTTTTAATAACTCCGAGCATTTCTTCCCAGAGCCAACGGTCATCTTCCGTGCCGCGTCGTTTCCCGGCTTGACTGACTGGCTGGCATGGAAACCCCCCGGTAATAATGTCAATTGGTTGCTCAATTTCCCACTCCTTATAGTTTTTAATATCCCCCAAGTTCGGCACTCCTGGCATACGGAGTTTGATCAACTCACAACAGTAGGGGTCAATTTCTGACACTGCAACAGTCTTCCACCCAGCCCAATGTGCTGCGAGTTCAAAACCAAGAATCCCTGCGAAAAGCCCCAAGTGATTTAGTTTATTTAACATCTGTTGACTCGTCTTTAAGCCCAATTTCTTCTAGTGCGTATCCTTTTCTGTCAAGCAAAGAGTGACACGTAGGGCATAGTATCCACACCATATGTAGTTGCGTGTTTGCTACAGTTCTCCACGCCCCTTGTCTTCTATATTCTGGTTTGTGACATATTTCCAACACCCTATTTTCACCACAGGCTTGACATTCTTTTGGAGCATTTGGGTATCTTTTCAAAAATCTTTTCATTTTTGAGTCTTTGCCATTCTTCTTTGAATATACCTTTTGTTGCTTTTTTTGTTTCTCTGATTTATTTGTTGACCAGTACTTAGACATCGAGTTTCTTGCGCTTTTTCTTGAACACTCATCCGAACAATGTTGCCTATTTTTACCGTCCTTGTAGTTGGGATAGAATTTCTTGCCACACTGCTTGCAATACCTACCGTCTTTTAATTTTATCCCTTTCTTTTCCCTATAAACCTTAGAACTGCATTTCCTTGAGCAATATTTTTGCCGTGCCGTTTTAGCAACAAAAGATTGACCACAAACAATACAGTATCTAATTTTATCAGCAAAAGACACTTGTTTTCCCTTAGCCACAATCCCTCCAAAAGCAAAACCCCAATTCGCTGTTACCTTTGCACGGTATGTGTAAAGACGAATCGGGGCAATGACTAAACTCATCGTACAAAGGTAACACAGGAAATATATGATAAAAATATCCAAAAGTCAAGTTTAATTCCCTGTGAATAAATCTAAATGGTTCATATCCGATCCCCGTTATTGTCCAGGTTCACGATCCCTCCTCTTAATACTTGAGATGAACATCTGATTTACTCATTATCCGGATCAACTCACTATCAATCCACTCCAAACTGAGTGGGGTTTTATTATCACCAGTTACTCGGTCGTGTACCATCTGTTGCAATATATCCAGTTGGTGACGTGTCCACCCGTGAACAGTGTTGACCGTGTACCCATCTTTGACTAATTGATTATCGAATAACGGGCTACTGCACTTGTGACATGTTAAGTATTTGATTCTGTCGTTACTCACGATCCCTCCTCGTCTTCAAAATAAACGTAGCCTATGCCCTTGCGTGGGCGGATGTTGCGGTGAAACCTGAAGTGTCTCTCGCCCAACTCTGACAACTGACACCGATAAACACCATACCCGACGCGACCTAAATAATCTGATACCACATATCCGATCTCGAACAAATCTTCAAAGACACTATTCGGTACGGTAGTAGTTCCGATCTTGAACCTTGCACGATGTTGGGAATCTCCCCGTTTCCACTTTCCGCCACCGACTTTCTTACACCCGCAGACCTTGTAGACATCCATTTGGATCTCCCCTACCTGTCCGAGTGCCATGATAGCGATGTGTTGGGCTATTGTGATCTTGTGGGTCATGATGCACTCCTGATTTCAGTCAGGTTAAGAATATTCTTTCCATTTCCATCAATCCGTCTCATCACATTTTCCCCGTATCTTTCAGCAAGTTTTTCTGGTGCAAGGTTAGTGGTTAAGCATATCGGAATACCTGCGCTATGGCACTTGTAAATAATTTTCATGTACCAATCAGGGGCAAGCCTACCTTCACGCCCTAAGTCGTCCAGAACGATGCCTCTTGCCGAATTTGTGAGGGTGTGATACAGTAGTGGAGCCTTTGCAAAGTCATTCGTATCGAATTCTATTTGATCTGTGCAATCTACGAATCTGTACTTGTCTACACGATGCCATTGTTTCTCTTCGTAGTCTTCATACCAACCAGTGTCAGGATTTCTCTTCTCCAGCGTCTTCATGTAGGTATCAAATCCCCACAATGAATAAAGCCACCCGACAGATAGCATTGTTTTCCCGATCTCAGTCTCTTGAGCACAGATTATGATATTCTGTTTATCGACTGCGGACTTTTGTACTCTATCCCGAACTCCAGTAAGCCCATGTCGATTATCATCGAATCTATCTAATAACATCCCTTGATACGCTACAGGGATTCTCATCTTCTGGTGAATTTCATTTATATTCAATTTCTCATCCTCGTGGTTGGTATCTTGTTGACCGATTCGGTTTTGATGGTAGGTTTACGATTCAACAACTTTGCTTGGTCTAGAATATAAACCGATTTCCATTCTGTACCATTCTTAATTCTGCCATCCATTGACTTTAATGTTAGTTGCCCTTGCCTCATCCAAGCATAATTATCATCCATGGTCTTCCTGAGATATTTAAGAATTTCATCCATTTCTCCCATGGTATGATTTCTTTTTCGCATAATGTCCATGGCTGATACTGATTGACCATGGAGATCATCCATGGTTTTTCCCCTCACTTCAACAACCAGATCATTAAACCGTTTCGTGTAGTCGAGAATCTCGTCAGGGATCTCGACAAGAGGTTTGTTATTCTTCTTTTCCTTTCCCTTCCTTTCCAATCCTTTCCTTTCTCCACTCCCACTGTCCGGCTTTCGGTCTCCCACTGGTCTCCCACTGTCCGCCCATTGTCTTTCGATCTGTTTTCTACGTGCAAGTTTTTTACGCACATACGGAGGAACATGATCTTCCCAATCATGTATTTCATATTCACCAGAATCACCAATCTCGTCAATAAACTCCGCTTCTTTTAATGCTTCAAAGAATACCCCGTCCTCTCCAACCCACTCAGCAAGCCCCTCAATATCTAACATAGATCCAACATTAGGATCGCAATTACTGTGAGTTGAATGCCAGAGATATTCGAGGTGTCCAAGGACATGAGGTTTTGGCATCTTAAGCAACCGGGAAAGTTTATTAAACTTCTTGTTGGTGAATAGTGAATTAAGAGCCATTACTCATCCCTATCGAGTATCTCTTTCCGCTTATCCTTCCAGCGGTGATCGCGGAGTTTGGTGGCATACTCTTTACTCACTTTTGACCTCGAATTTTGAGCAATACCAATGGGGTTCAATATATGGGAAGCTGGTTTGGAAGTCGTGTATAATCCCAACACCCCTTGAGTCTTTCATTGTTGGTATCGCGGTTACGTTTGGGGGATTGTATCTGCACTCCCTGTAAATAACTTTTTCAAGTTTTTCGCCCCCCAAATATCCTAATGAATATTTGCAATTTTCACAGCGCGGATCTTTCAACTTATCAGCATACTCTTTACTGCTCATGATTCGTCCTTATAGGGTATTCTGCCTTTACTCCAACTCTTATTGACAAAACCAAATAACTCTACTGTGTAATGAAACAGCGTGTCACCAGAAGCTTTTTCAATCTTATAAGCGTCGATGCGTTCTGTGTCGCTAATTTTAATATCAACATTAACTACAGGCGTGTATTTTTCTCTACCACATACGACAATCAGTAGTATAACAATTAAGAGTAAAATAATAAAGCCTTTCATTAATTTCTCCTCTGTTTCCATTTCTTACTCATGATTTCTCCGGTGGCGAGGGTTTTAAGTGACTGGGCTTCCGAAATTCAGCAAGAACGCGTGTCAGATCAAGGCTTGCTCTTCGCAACGCCCCTGTTTCTTTTGGATGATTTGAGTAGAACCTCGTATCGTATCCATTAATTAAATACCCCTTATCAGCATTGATAGCATCTTTAAGGGTTTTAGCCTTCTGTCGAAACCTCTTAATCTCAACTTCTACAATTTCAATATATTTTAAGTTCATAGTCCCTCCCAAAAACAAAAATCCAACCTGTGTGTATCGCCCGGTAACAAGCGACCCTGATCCTCGCGGAGTCAGGCAGGTTGGAAAGTCAAAATCATGTTACCGTACTTCTACACGTATATATCTTACAACAATTATCCGCCAATTGCAACTGTTGAATCACTTTTTTTCTTTTTGTCTGAGCACATACATAACTCTGGATTAAAATCGGGGTGTTCACAACAGGTTATGTGGTGTTCCCCGTCTCTTTCGTCACACATGTAACATTCGTCTTTCCAACCAACAGAGACGCGTTCACCTGTAAAGGTTTCGACACACACCTTGAACTCATTCTTAATTGTGTCACGATCTTCTTCGTCAGGTTTCCCGTCAAATACAAGTCTGACTATTGTTGATTCATATAATCCATAATCAATATGTGCTATTAATTCGGGTATTTCCTTGCTCACAACTCCTCCTTTTTCTTTCCCTCGCAATCGGCACGGGTGTTCTTTTTAAGCCAATCCTGGAACGCGGATTCGAGTTCGTCGGAGCCACAATTGAAATGCCATAATGGATACCATCCGTCATCACCTTGACATGTCCAATCACCACTTTCATTACGCGCATATGAATCGTCACCACTCTGAAAATATTCGACCATCTCTTCGTGCGTCTTCTTCAGTTCAATAGCCATCATTCACCCCTGTCAAGGATTTGGTTCTCTATGTCCGACAGGGCTTTCCTGACTTGTAACAGTGTAAAGCACTCAGGTTCCATTGTCGGTGGTTGAAGTATCGAATACGGGATACCGTTATCTTTAGCAAACAGTATTTCCCCTTGCGTACCTTCTGACTCTGCGAATCCAGGAAGGACAATCATCCCGTCGCAACATGCAAGCAGTGACAGCGTCCCTTTATACCAAACGTCGTCATCACAGGCACAGCCCTTGTATTGGTGCTCCTTGACCTTCTGCCATATCGCTGAAGTCATTGTATGCGGAGTCATTGGGAACCAACTATCATCACCACAGTCAATCACCATAGCTGAGACAAGTGCTGCCCTGTTAATGTTGTTGTAAATTTCTTCGGTAGTATCCGCAGATAACCGTCCCGCGATATAGACCAAGCTCGGTAATCTCACATTGAACTCCTCTCGACAGATCCTCTATCGAGTACTTTGTGATTTGAATCGTACTTGTCAGGGTCAATACCCCACCCCTGTCCGTGAACTGACTTCTTGTTCGCAATAGCCTCTGCTGTCTTATCCTTTGTGAATCCTTCCCACCTACTTTTTGGAAAGTTTGTCTTTTTGCACTTATCCATGAACCGGCTCACAGCATCCTCCATATGATAATTATGTCGGTCAGCATCCATGTGAATGCGACTAACTTGTTGAATTTTCTCATATCAAACACCCACACTGCTATAAAATACATTGAAAATATGATAATTGTCACAGGCAGTAAACTTGCCACAATATCAATGCTAACTAATCGCCATGAGAACCAAATATACACAGCGTATTTAATCCCCTTCAGAAAGCCGTAGCAAGTTGTCCCATAGTCAACATCCAAATACCGATTAAAGATGTCCCACGCAAGCCTGAATGCGATTAATCCGGCTATCCAGAAGCCGTAGTCTGTCCCGATCTTCAAGGATAGCAATAATGATCCCCCCATCCCTGTAAAGTACAAAGCAGATGGGGAGTCCATTTCTTTATGTAAGGTTCCGAAAAACATTACGAAATTGCGAATTCGACGGAGTTTATACCGTCACCCAAGACTGTGTATACGTCAGCGAATGTTGCTCGTTCGGTATCGTTTGCATGTGCAAATCCATAAACATCAAAGTTGTATGCGTTGCCTCCGATATAAACACCAGTTGCCGTCGATGTCCCTTTCTTTTTGCAGAATGGAACTACACCAATCTGTGCCTTGATAAATGTAACACAGTTTTTTGACAGAAGCCCGTCCCAGTCATTCTTGTAAGTCATTTGTTACTCCGTTTGGTTTACCCGTTAAGGGTGGTTTATGTTATTAACAATTCAGCCCATCGAGCAATATGGCTGTTATTCCAAACCACTTCTTTCGTGCCAAAAATCGTTGGGTGAACATCTGCTTTGATATCTCGCTTCAGATCCATTCGGGTTTCAATGCTGTTCTTTTTTAATGCTTTGACATTTTCCTTCCGACAGAACAATATCACCCGTCGATAAAGGTCATTCACAACTTTGCGAGATTTGTTTTTCTTCCAGCCTTCCCTGTCTAAGTACTTTCTGTTTGCTGGTTGGTTCTTGGTGCTTCGCTTTGTTTTCTTGCCCTGCGTTGTACCTTCTGACATTTCGTGCCTCTTTATAAAATGTTATACCGAGTCCTCGTATTCCTGATTCCGGTCTTGGATGAGAAGGTCTGACTCGGCTTGGTCGGCTTGCTCTGCTTGTGTGCGTAGATCATAATGTGAACTAAAACACTCTGCTATCTCGTGGAATAAATCATGGTGCTCATGGAAGTCTCCATCAGAGTAGTTGCTCTTGAAGTGTTCCATCAGGGATTCACATAGTTCGATTAGCGGATAATCCCTTCTCCGTTCACTGCAAATGTCATCTAAGCCAACAATTAGACTTTCGTGTACTTCTTCAGTCTGCGACATTTCTTACTCCTTTGTTAATGTTGGTGGCAGTGGGTTGAATCGAACAACCGTCTTTGTCCTTGTTAGGGATTATGCTCCTCCACTGAGCTACACTGCCATCCGCCAGGTAACATTGATACCCAGCGACACTGTAAAGTATTAGAACTTGCGATTCCTTACTTCCGCATAAACATTGCCTCCTTGTTTGTGAATGTTGTTGTTAATGTGTTAATGTTAGAATGGTAATATCAAAAAGGAAGCAATTCTCCATCATCTACAGGCTTTGGTGCAGAGTTGTTCACCACATGCGTCGCGGTGCTCTGCGGGGCTGGTTGTGAGTCGCTTCTGCTACCAAGCAATTTCATTTTATTGGCTATGATCTCAGTGGAGTACTGCTTGACCCCCTCTTTTTCATAGTCATTGTAACTGATCTCACCTTCGATGTAGATCTGTGATCCTTTGCGGACATATTTTTCTACGATTTCAGCCAGCTTTCCGAATGCAGTTACCCGATGCCATGCTGTTTCCTTCTTGTAATTCTCTGTTGCGAGAGAGAACTTTACTATTTTTATCCCACTTTTTGCAACCCTTGTTTCAGGGTCTTTGCCAACCCTTCCAATAAGTATTGTTAAACTGACTGACATGTTATGCTCCTTCAAATCCCAAGTCCTCAGTAGCATCTTCTTCCGATATTTCGTACTGTGGTTCGGGTACTGGTTTACGAACAGGATTAAAATCAATCCCCTTTCCTTCGAGTAGCTCTTTGGCTATATCCCAGTTATTCCAGAATATCTCCAGAACTTCTCTGAGCTTATCTGTGGTTTCGTCCGGCACAACGTCTATGATAACCGGATCTAATCCAGGAAAGTAGCTCATCAGTTTCCAGTTCTCCAAACCTGACACCAAGAGGCTCGCATGAACCTGAATCTTGTACTTCTTCAGGAGGTCGGCAGGATACCGCATGTAACCGATGTGGGTATGTGGCAACGGGCATTTTAACTCAAGCCCACCAACATATTCACCATCTTTATTAACAATTAGACCATCCGGTGAACATCCGAACCGACCACACTCTGACTTGATGAATCCGACCTCTTGAACTTTTAGATCAGTAATAAAACTAAAAGCATCTCTTGCTTCCGGCTCGGTATCTGTGCCATCCTGCATTGCCCGTGATGTAAAAGCCCCAACAGCTTCAGGAGCCCCGGGCAAGAATACCTCTGCCATCAGTGTATTGATCAAGGTGTCAGCCCCACTTGCATATGTCATCTTTGCGGGTGTGCATACCTGACTCATTCTGGAAGCGGTCAACACTCCTGACCTGAGCAGAAACCACTCAATTGTCCCCTGTTCAACATCTGAAATCCGGTCTATGAGGTTCACTTGGGCTTCCTCCTCAATTCAGTAAGTTTTCCCCTGAGTTGACCTGTAGCCTTTTTGTAATCATCTACTGAGAAATCTTTAAGGTTAGTATCTTCATCAATATTGAGTCCCTTAAGCCAAACTCCCATATTAACTTTCCTACCCAACTCGTGCTCAACATCCCCTATCAAAGACTCAAGAGCCATTGCTTCATCTTCTGTGATTCCACCATCAAGACCCTGAGCATCCTTGTCCTCGTCCTCTGTGACGATGTTTAATGCGTTCATAAGGCAATACCGCTTTGCATATGAAAGGGTAGCACCTGTATTTCTTGCATCGTTTGCCGTCGTCTTTGGCAGGGCATGAACACCTAATTCAAACTCAGATATCTCTGTATGTGAACCCACTGAAATATACCCCAAAACGTGCATCTTAGTCGGGCTTTCCGATGCTGGGAAGCTGAACCGAATTGCTATCCCATGCTTTGAGAGAATCGGTTGTATCACAAACATCACATCATCATAAGGTGAATATTTGTAATTGTGACCATCCTTATTCTTTTTGATTCGCGGACATTCAGATTGGAATTTGCTAATAGCATCGTTATATACTGCTTTCGCACTCCACTCCCGTTCCGCCCGCAGAAACTTAACCATTGTCTCAAAGTTGGCAGGGTTAAAATTCTTATCCTTCGCCAGTTCCATAACCTGACTAATCGGACTTGCCGGAAGGTGGCTTTCAACATGTTCTATTGCCGATGAACCCTTTTTCGGGATGAGTTCGACCTGTGTGTTTTTCTCATCCATTATTCTGCTTCCTTAACAATAGCTTCGATAGCCAGTATCATTTGCGAGCGAAGGATAGGATTGCTTCTTAATGTATTGACTGCCTTCTCCACGGAACCACTCAGTTTTGATACGAGTGTTTTAGCAACCTTGTGTTTGAACTCTTCCAAGACAATTACCTTGAATAATTCGTCCCTTATGGTGTCTGTGAATGCAGTTCCGATAATCGTCTTCAACTCATCTGCGTTTTCACTCACGACCTGCTCGACGATTGTTTTTAGCGGTGAACCATATCCAACCAAGCTGCTTTTGATAGCATCGGCAATTGAATGCTTTGCTTGACGCACTATCTGCACTTCGAGTTCTGTTATATCAGCCATCACTCGCCCCCGCCATCAGGCTCGCTGTCAGGGTGGACTATCGGGGTTGACATGTCAGTGGACATTGGTTCTGGTTTGGACGGAGGCTTAAAATAATCATTAAACCGATCTTCTGTCTGTTTCTTAGCTTTAGCAAGCAATGATTCAGGATCAACGATGTCGAGTTCGACCTGTTCGCTCTCAACAACGAATCTCTTTTCAACCTTAATCCGAACAGAATCAACCAACTTGAGTATGTGGTAAATGTTACCATTTTCTTTGATCCCTGAGATGAACTTCCGAGCGTCTTCAACCTTGTCGAACTTGCCCACGATCATCTCTAACGGGTTGTGTCCTGCTTGCACTACGATAATGTCTTTCATGTTACTTCTCCTCTGTATCTGCGTCTCCGCAGGTGATTGATTTGATTTTTCTTACAATCTTGTCCTCATACTCTATTTTGCAGGACGAGTTGCTTGGGCTACAAGATATAGTAATTGATAAGCTCGCTCCCCTTTCAACAACTATCTTAGATCTCCACGAATTGTAGGAGTCTGAAAATTCAGGGTCAGATCCTTTTGCTACAATACCCACGCTATCAAGACCCTCTAAGACGTGGCGTAGTAAGTTTTTTGATGTTGTTAGCGTCTGGTCTTCAACATAAATTTCAATACTGTTGGTAACAACAAAAAGGAAGTGGTATACATAACCACTATTACCAACAAAGTCTCTAATCAAGTCATAGGCATGAGAAGCCGCTCCAGCATCAAACATTGGTACTACTTTAAGAAGTTCCTCTTGGTCGCGCTTAATCTCTTCTCTTAACTCCATGTCAATCTCCCTTTTCCGTTGAAAATTCATAATACTGTTTTTCTTTTTCTTCAAGTTCTATCTTCGTAGACATGATTTCCGATAGTGCCACTGACAGAGAATCAATGGCATTCCTTGTTGCTATCTCCAAGTGTAGGTACTTCGCCTGAAGTTTGCCCTCGCACTTGTTCATATCTGTTCTGAGGTCGTCTAATTTATTTGCCATTGGTTGCCTCCAACATTTTAACCGTTCCCCGAAGAAACTCAATGTCGTCAAGTCGGTCATTAATCTTCTCAGCAAGAACTTTCTTTGCGTCATAATGCTCTTTGTTACAGCAATACAAGGCGTTGTTAATGTTCATGTGCCATGAATGTCTCCACTCGTCCATATCTAATGCCTTAGTAAGCATGTCTTGTTTTTCTTTAAGATCCATTATCAGCCTCATTTGGGTAGTTTTCTATCCTTACAATAACACCTATGTCTGTGGTTAGTTGAAGGAAAACCAAGTTCATCTTCGATCTATGAGGCCATGTGTTACTCCTTCTCATGTACCTAAAAGGAACGACAATATTCCTATCATTCATAAAAAGATAACTTTGGTTAACCCACCATTCAATTTCGTAGTCAATTCCCAACGCAGTAAATTTTCTTGTCCGTACAAAATCACTTGGGTCTTTTTTCTCTGGTATCGTTGCTTTGATAGATTCATAATCAAGCATTAGATCAATCTGTTCAAGTGTTATAGGTTCATTCATTATCAGCCTCCAAAGGGCAATTATCGTAGTTATCCTTGCACTTCCTGAAGGACATTAGCTCGCAACCGCCACCATTGTCTCTGTGGTAGCAATCATTATCTTCTGGTCTTGGGTCGAATCTGTCAGCCAAGAACTTTTTAGTATCAATCTCATGTCTTAGTGCCATAATCTTCTCCTGCTATTGGTTGTTAAAGTAAGCCTGAATAAAATAGCCGTATCTTCATCTAAGGCACCGAGGTTTCGATGTGTCGCAACGAATCTGGCGGGAGTGAAGACACGGCTAATGTCTGAATAAAAATCTGTGTTTGGTTTAATTTTCGTTGCGACGTTACTACCCACTAACTTACTGAATCTTTTCCCAAAAGTCAATACCCCGCCCGCAACTTTTTTCACTATTTGAAATTTAGCACGGTTTGGGATAGACGGTTGGCGATCATTTCTTATCCCGATAAATTAACTTAGGTCGCTTGGTCGAGTCTGGCTGGACGAATACCCCACAACGAATAACGCCACCTGATCCATCAATGATTATATGGGATTCCCCATCAAACCACATGACGCACTCTTTAATGTCAGCAGGTGTCCACTCCTTATTAATCCCCCAATCTTCGGGGAATATCGCTATCCAGAGAAGGGTAATCACAACGATGTAGACCATTGACCAGAAGGCATATAGTGGCACATTTGATATCATTTCTTCTCCCCTTGAATATAACACCATCCCATAACGGTTACTCCAGATGGAATCTGTTTCCACTCACCTTCAGACTCGCACATCCATCCAGCATTAGTCCACTTGTAGGGATGATCATCTTGATACTGTCCACCGAACCACCGTGCGAAGTGGTCGAAAATTATTGCCCGTACTGGTCTATGGTCATCGGGGAATTTTGGACGGTAGAATTTCATTTCTTTTCCTTGTTTAAGTTAGCCTCAAGCGATTCCCAATGGGATAAAGCATCCTCTTGGGAGGCGAACCTTCCTCCAAGAGTCAGGACTCCCCAATCATCCAAGTAATCGTAACACCACTTGCCTTCGCTTTGATAGGTGCTAACAAATTTCAGTTTTCTACCCGGTGAATACCTCATTTCTTCTCCCCGCTCGTTACGAACTTCACGCCTGGAAAGCACTGCTTCAGCCCTTCTTCGAGAAGGTTCGGTTTATGTGCTAAACAACCGGGGCATGTCACTTCATTCCAATTAAGCCTATAATACTCTGTTATTGTCCCACAGAAGCAAGTCGTCGGTCTATCATCAAATTGCATTGGTTTGGGGTAGTGTATAAAATCGGGTTCACACCGAATATGATCATCGTGGTCTTCAATTGTAACTGTTTCCCCACAGTTCACGCATAGAAAATCTTTTACGGGATCGGGGTCGAGTTCGCCTGATTCGATTTTTCTGATTAGTATCCAAATTGCAACACCCGGAACATGACCATTATTACTCGCAGTCATACCGTCAATCCACTCCAGCAACTTCTTCTTGTCAACTACTTCGCTCATGGCTCTAACCCCAGTTTGGTGATCTCCTCTTTTATTTGACCGATTTTTAGACATAAGTACTGGTCAATAGCATCAGACGCTTTCGTTTCATCCGACGTGCCAGAAGTACATCTAATTTCAACACTTTCGTCACCGTCACCCACTGACCCGTATAAAATGCGAACTCCACTTTTAAGCAGTGCCTCGCACGATCTTCTTTCACTGATTAGACCATTTAATTTATCCTGCATTTCCTCCGCTTTCATAATCTCTCCTTTAGTTCTTTGCGCAATTTGCGCCAGTTGATCTTACACCCACAATTCGGGCAGTGCTGAAACAGGGTTGATAGACCACGTCTATTGTCGATAATACTTGATGGAGTAAACTTTCCCCTCTTTGGATAAAGAGAACTACCTAAGACCTCGCTAAAATGTTCGTTGGTTTCATTCATGTCTTTCGAGTACTGTTCGCAATAGGTTATGTAATTCCCGCTGTAGATACGCTGGTTGGTCGTGCCTTCATGTATCCAGCCTAACCAGTGATTGCAGACTTCTTCAGCCTTCATGCGTCCTCCTTTGGACTTGCGAGTTTGTTGATCTTATACTCCATCCTGTCAAGTTGCGACATCTTCAGGTGTTTAGGATCACACTCGTGACCGATACTCCACCATTGTTTACATGAAGGGCAAGTTGCATGTGGAGGATTATCCCCCCTATCAAGCAAATCTTCAATATAAACCATGCGGGATTTTTCAAGTTCGTATACTGCTTGATCAATAGAGTCACCATATCCCGCAAATGTTCCACTCCCAAAATCAGGGTGATACGCCTTGAAATTGTACTCACCATCCCACTCCACCTCTTCCCTTATCGGTAGCACCATAACCGGATACTCTGCGTCTAAATAACTCTGTCGTATTGTATCGTTCATACTTCCTCCTCTATTGGTTTTCTGACAGATACCTGAACACATACCTGATCGCAACGCCCTCCGCAATCTGTTTCAGTATGTCAATGTCCTTCTTGCTCTCTATGAATTCACAAAACACGTCTTCTTTGTCAGTGGTGACGATAAGTTCTTCGCTGATGTGATCTATCGTCAATTTACACCCATTCCAATTGCAGGTATAAAAATCATCCTCTCTCTTCCACTCAAACTCTGGTATTCTATAAGTACACATACTTCCTCCTTTTTATCCGACCCCGAAAAGGGCGGTTAGTCTGTAATACTTTCAGTAGAAGATTCATGAATCGCTACCTTTAAATGGAACGATACTTGATCAAGGAATAATGCCTCTGCCATACTCCATAATGGATTCAAAGCCTTCCCCCCGTCAAGGTCTTCATAAGGGATATACTTCGGGACTTGGTTCTTTCTCATTATCCCATGAAAGATATCAGCTAATTCGCCATTTGTTTTGCATTCATTGAATTTCACTTCATGAATCTCATCTCCAACTTGTCTTGTTTTTACCATTTCCTTCTCCTTTAGTTAAAGTTTACTTGGTTCACTTTCAAGATGCGATCCTGTGTTAATGAGTGGGCACTTTTCTTTAGTGCAGTTGTCAGGTAAATTTCCGCAATTTCCCCAATCCTTATGCCGACAAAATCCACTCATTATTATTGTCGGTATTGCAAAACCGATTTTAGTCTTGTGCTCTTCGTTTGTGTAGCAATCGCAAGATTCAGGATCATAGGGTTCTGCATCAAATTCATAAATATCGTCACAGTTCCTTTTATCAGGCAATCTCCCCTCAGCAGACTCAAGAGCCTCGTTAATACTTGGGAAGTCTGAAACCTCACACCCACTCCCGAATTCTCCAAACCATTCATAATGGAACAATGGCATATCACTTCTCCTTGTACTGTGTTGAATCTATCTCATTTAGCCGAGCAAACTCCCCAAAGTTCTCTTTTGCAAACTCATTATAGGCGAGTGCTGCGTCTATCTCATTATTAAATAGACCAAGATACTTGTTGACTCCTGCAATTTTTGCCTGAGCCATCCACTTGTTTTCGAGTTTCACCCATGTCACACCCTTGTACTTTGATGACAGGGGCTTTCCTTTAAAAGTTTTTTTCTTTCTGGCATTTATTACGTTTTGTGAATTCGTGCAAGTTCTTAAATTATCCCTGCGGTTATCAAGCCCATTGTCGTTAATGTGATCAACGTAGACTTGGCGATCAGTCACCCCCATTATTAGTCTGTGCATAAGAAAATGAGTCCCGTCGAAATTTCTTCTTGCATAATATGTATCCCTACCTTTCTGGGCATTCCACCTAAACTGATTCAGCCATTCATAATCAGCATCATCAACAAGAGCTACGTAAAGCCCCTTATATTTACCCAACTTAGACAATTGTATCTCTTTCATCATCCCTCCAAAAGCCAAAAGCGCACACCGTCGGACTCGAAAGTTGAGAGACAACCGAGTTGGTGAGCGATGTGCGCTTCTGAAAAGTATGTAAAAAATCTGGAATCTAATCTTGCGGTTGTCTCTCAACGACTCTTTAATATAGTTCCAATATTCCCCAAATGCAAGCGAAAAATGCGGGGGGGTGAGAAAAAGATTACAAAAAAGGAACTCCCAGCATGTAGGTTGGCGACGCTGGGAGTGATATTAACTAAAAAACAATCGTTAAGGAAAAACGAGTGTCACTTATATATAATCAATCAAACCCCAAAAGTCAACCCTGAGAAAAAAGATTACGAAACGTGCAGAATCGTTATCAACTTCTGGCCCTGCACCAAAACGCTTGTGGCATTACAAAAGGCCAGTGTCAAACATGGATTATTAGCATGTTCTGGCCCGTCAAAATAGTTGAATATGTGCAATTGAAATGCTTAATAGTCATTATCTCGTCAGAATGACTCGAATAGTGACGAGATAGTTTAGACGTTTTACTTACTCTTGTTTATTTCTGTCGGGACATAATGCAGGATTCTATGATTTAAAGACGACAATTTGTCTTTAATATATTGGACATTAACCCGGTTGTGTCTCACAATGTGACGTTTCGTGAGACAATACGCAAGTACAATATGTCCTACACTAACCACATAATCGCACAATAACGTAGGCAATGTTATATGCAAGTTTAATGTTAAAGTGGAAACTTGACATCACAGATTGTGATCTCAAAAGAGAGACCCTCGGCAAAGGAGAACCGAGGGTCATGGGAGTATCACTGCAATTAAGCGGATGCAGTCAACGCAATAGTCCAGCTATCAAGTTTTTCTTGACAACTCATGTTTCAGTATTTCTGATACACAGCCCGATGTTTCAGTAAAAGTGAACTATTAAGGATTTCCTAATAGTTCAAATTCACCAACAGAACTGTTGCCAACAAAAGTGGTATTGAAATGAGTTGCACAGGATTACTTGATAACTCAGTTATTAGGAAATCCTTAATAACTCAAATAAAGCCCGTAGCGAAGACTTTAGCTTTAAGTACACATTATATCCTCTTTCTCATTAGAATCCAAAACAGGCACGGTACAGCGTCTATTTTACGCCTTATTTCGTATATTCAGAATGAAGTCTTCACGACCCATGACATTATTGAACGCACCCAATGCGATCTTACTCGAATACACGGCATCCTCCCCACGAGTCAACCCAATGAGCACACATCCTTTCGTGTTGCGCGGAAAGTTCCCAACATGGATCAGAACCGAGTCCCGTTCAAAGACTCCCTTTATATGCCACACATTCTTTCGCTTAACCGCCTTCGGGAGAAACTTACACAGATAGTTGCCCAACGGAATGCAACTCTTGAAAGGTTCATTACCGCTCCACGGAAGTTCTAACGTGTGGAATACTTCTCCGGTATCACACTCCAATAATCCAAGTGTGCTGTCTTCTGTGAACTCGTCACGGGTTAGGGTTACTTGTCTCATCGGGGAATAATCTCCCTTGTCGAAATGTTCTTATGACAATTGTCGCTCCCAGAGAACCAGAATTTTATCAGGTATCCACCCTTCGGCTTCAGAGACATCCCTGAGCGAGCACCATAATTCCCCTTCTTGTAACTTAGATAACTCCCCGTCTTTACCCACTTCTGGTTACGCCTTGCCGGATTACCAACACCATCTTTCCTGAAGCAATCATGTGGTAACGCAAACTTCTCGTGGTTATGACCTGATGTTAAAATATCAAATCCCTCAATGTCAGCAGACCATCGGCTATAATCAATTACACCTTTTGTTACAGGGGTGTTCCCACTTTTACCGTGCGACCAGAATGTTGTTAGATCCTTAACCCCTCCGCCCTTTGGATACTTAAACCGATAAGTCAAATATCCCTGATACTCTCCTTGCCTTATGTGCGGATACCGATTGATAAGACGGGCAATCATGTTTGTACTCGCCCCGTGTGAGGCTAATGAATACTCGTGATTCCCCATACTTAAAACATCAATATTATCTGCGTATGGTTCAAGGAAGTTCGATGCGTAGTCAATTGTTGCATCAGCCATGTAATCATCACCACGTATCTCTGGAACAGGGACACTCGGCATGAATCGGAAGTCGCGGGGGAAGATGCAATCGAACACGTCACTATTGACATGTATCCTTGCATTCTTTTCTTTTAATATGTCAAGTTCTTCTTTCAGCCTACCATAATCTGTGTAGTCTGAACCTAAATGCCAGTCAGACATTAGCCCTAAATAGAAAGGGTTATCTTTCTTTGGCATAAAGTCTTTGCGAAAGAGTACTCCAGATACTCCTGATAAGTCATCTGCCATTTCAAAACTCTCCTTTTTTAATGACGATATCCTATATTACTAAAAATATCGGCAAAAGTCAAGTTAGCCGTTTGCATCCCAAGATTTCTTCCCGAACCATTTGACGGCATAATACATGGTTTTCCGCTTCCACTTCTTAACCCCGTAGTGCGTCATAATCGCAAGAAAAACGTTATCTGCGAACTCTTTGGTGCATGGTTTATTATCGAACCGATGTACTCTATATAGATAATCGTGAACCAACGCCCCCCAAGAATACCTTCCGCGAGGGGGAATGATGTTCCAGAAGACACGAGGTATAGAAGCCCAATCGAAGACAAACCCTTCAGGAACCGAACTCCTGACACCATCCAGTTCAAAGATAAATGGGTCTACGAGGATTGACTTAAAGCCCTTGTCTCCAAGAGTTGTCTTTACCTTATTAAGTGCCTTGAACTTCATCGTCAGTCTCCGGATAATTCGAGTTAAACTTCCCCATAGAGGCATCATAGATCCCCTTAGAAGCATCGGTAATTGTGTTGTGATGAGCTTTGTCGCTACCCGTCTTCCTCTCTGGAGTAAAGATCATAATCAAATGTGCGAGACTATGAAACAACTCGTACGTCTTTGGTCGTGATTTGAATATCACGCTAATAGGGGAACCACCAACCAAGACAGCAATTGTCCCAACCGATCCGGAAAGCACCTCCCAATTTCCTGTAACAAACTGAACTATGGTGTCCATAATTTACCCCAAAAAGATATTTCCGAGAATAGTCAGAGATGTCCCAACCAGAACGATGAACAATGCCCACTTCATCTTCCGATCCTCTGTCCGTTCCTTATCTCGTGCAATGCGTTCATCCCTTAAAGCTTCTTGTCTCATTTTTATGTATTCCTCAAACTGTTCAGATTTTTCTTCTTGCAAGAATAACCGAGTTTTTATGCCAGGTTCCCCATTGCCATGAATAGCCTCAACGATCTTCTCAACTTTGTCATCAAGGTTGCTAAACTTATCATCAAGAGAATCTATTTTACCTGCAATATCAATATATCCATTCCTGCGCTCTTTTTTCGGATCACTCATTTCAGCAAACCCAATGTATAGAAAAATAAATAAAAATTAACGAAACCAATATCAAACAAATCCAACTGAGGACAGTCTGGCTCAGTCTGAGACAACTTCAGGAACCCAACTCTCAGGCAAATCCTCAACTCTTTCGATCTGAGATTGCGTTAGATACTTTAGAACATGATCCTCAACCGGAATTGCGTAATCACCTGAAACTGGATGAATAATCGGATCTGACCACCTTTCCTCCACAGCACCATCCTCTATCCTACCCGCGTGGATGACTGCCTCAATCGCGTTATACTCTGCCTCGTTCTCACAGATTATGACATCCATGCCAGCCGTCAACGCAATTACCCACAACGCCACCATTCTGACCATTAATATTTTCATTAGTATACCGCCCATTTATTGTTAAGATATAATAAAACCTGTGCTCGCTCTGTTGCGTCGTGGTCGTCTGAATAGATAATCAACTCAAGGATATGCCCCGTCAACATCCACAGATTACCACTATCTATCGCTCCTAAATCCAAATCAGCAGCGGTATCAGTTATGTCAGTCACAGCTAAGGTCGATGACCCGACAAGTGTCCCGTTTTCATAAGCAGTCGGTTTCCCACCAGGGAGCCATGTCCCTGTCAATATCTTTGCCCCAATGGAAGGGGTCAAAGTAACCGCAGTGCTGGGGTCAAAAGCCCCCGCAGCCTCTTGGGTGGTATATCTATCTGTCTTAATATACCATTCCCTCGCCCCGCCAGCGGTATTGTACTTACTGATAAAGATGTCGTCAGCAACGGCTCCTGCGGTCTTTTTCACCACATAAACAGTTAACCCTCTTGTGTTGGAGTAGCCGTCCACGTCACCAGCAGACATAAAATCAGTGCCATCAAATAATACACCAGGTAATCCGTTCTGTACAGACGCAGCCAATGATGGTTGATTAGCCCCTGTCGATTGGGAAAAATCATTGCCATTACCGGATTGATCTGTCCATAAATTTGCAGCAAAACCTAAATCAGCCTTAATCCACACCTCAATATTGGCGTAGTCGGTTGGACTCCAAGTGGATGACGTTGGTTGGTGATTACGCCCCCATCGGACATCTATCCTGCTCCACCGACCATCTCTCCCATATGGTCGTTGCTGGGCAAAACAATTTGAGGCTAATAGTATCAACACCACAAATACTATAACTTTTGTAAGAACTCTCATCACGCCCTTTCCTTTTATGTGCGCCATTATTCTATCCAACACTCAAGTCCTCCACCAACATTAGCTCCGGCAAGAACCCCCATAACCCGATACTCAATATCTGTCTTTTCGGAGATACTTAATGGAAAATTTATATCCAAGTCAAGGACACTACTAAGAACAGGAACCTCCCGTTTATTATACCAAAGACCGCCAAATGGTCTAATCCAAAGGCTCAGGTCAGTCCCTTTATTGCTTGATTCACCACCTACCCAGTGTGTCACAAAAAGGGTTTTCCCTGATGGGACAGTATATATAGCACAATGGGACTCGTTATCTTGTATCGGGATTGTCATGATAGTGTTAGATGCTCCGTTATCCTTCACAGATATAATGCCCTCGTTCCACCCCGTAGCCCCTGCTGTTAATACCCTTATAAGATGCACTCTTAGGTAAGCCTTGCTTGTTGGCGAATTAGTTACCCCATCCATAGTCACTGTTTCACTCTGGATTACATAGGAAGCATCTAACCCCTCTATATAGACAGTAATTGCTCCATCGCCCCCAACATCATCCTCAATATCACTACTTGAGAACTGCAACACCTCAGCAGAAGACACATAATGTTGCACTCCTCCATTATGCGAGAGGACTTCCCATGCAGTCCCAATATTGTCATTGTGACCAAAGATCCTGATAGCCTCATGTCCAGAGACGTTCCCCTCTGCGATATCATAGGAGTAAGGCATGGAAGACGTTCTGATTTTCCCGTCTACCTCTTTCACCCCATAGGGGTCACCGTTCTCGTCCAAGAGCCCCACATTCTTCACTTGGCGAACTGCACTGTGAGTCCCGTTTTGGGCTAAACACTGGGAATAGACACACAGGGTAATTAATATAATAAGGATCTTTTTCATACTAATCTCCTTAGTGCTTGCACCAGAATACCCAGTTGAATATTGTTGCATCGGCAATGTCACTCGGGGTCGAGAATATAAACCTCACATATCCCCCACGTTGTATCGCAAGCTTGTAGTTGTACCCCCGTTCAGCTTTTGTCGTTGCACTAAGACTCAGTGGGTTATAGATTGATATTCCATAAAGAGTTGAGTCATAAGCTCCAGTTGCGATGAAATAGTTAGAAAAATCGCCATTCCAAATCGGGGTGGCTGTTGTATCCCACGCACACTCAAAGTAAGCCGAGTCAACGCCAGCACTATCCGCCCCACCATAGGTAATGTCTATCCCAAAGTATGCAGGATCTTGCCACCCAAGTTCTCTGTAGGAGATCTTCTCTGCTTTAGATGTTGTGTCTGCAAAACTATAACTAATTTGCAGCCAAGCGGTAGTTCCAGCAGTTGCACTCGCAACAGTAGTCGCCCCCACATAGAAGAGCGGGAATGCTTGTCCAACAATAAACAAGTCAGACCTTCCCATTGCCTTGAGGGGTGGTCTGGTAATATCTTCCCCTATTGCGTACCCACCTATCAGGATGATACTCACGATAGTTAGGTATGTTAGTATCTGCTTCATTTTGTTTCCTCTATTAAAGTTTCAATGTAATCGTCGTAATCGAAGCCCATGTCCTCGATGTGTTTTATCTGTGACTTGAATGCCAACTGGAACGAGTCATTAATATTCTCGTCGTGGATTGAAGCCCCAAGTCGTTTTCCAAACTTATCTATGAAGTCCATCTGCGAATCGTATTTTGGGAAGGCAACCTTGCCTTTGTTCGCAGTGGTCATAGCCTCCCGAACCTTACTGCCCATCAATAAGTGATTCTGATGTAATTGATCGTAAAGTTTACTCCTGTCGCGTTCGTTATTGGCAATCTTCTTTTTGTCAGTTAGCTTCCCGATCTGTGCGTCTATATCGTCAATCTTCCTGCCAGTCCCTGATGCTAATGTTCGGGAACCACTGAATACTGTTGCGTTATTCCTGACCTTGTCGCCTACACTCTTTTCTGGATCTTGTGCTCTAATTTTGAACGGAACTACAATTCTTTGAAGAGCCTCATTGGAACTTTTAACCCAACCGTCCTGTCTCCCTGTTTTTTCACGCCATAATTGATCAAATAGTGTCGCCAGCTTTACTGGCAATGCAGGGGCAATATCCTTGAGTGCTCTTCCTGACCTCTCAATAACCGTCGTCTCTTTCTTGAATTTGGCAACACGCTCACCCTTCAATTCGTCCGATGTCTGCTCAATTATGTCAAGTGCATCAATCTCAGACCCGAAGAATAGCTTGACGGCAGCAGTTGCGGTCATACCTGGTATCTGACCAACCATCTCTTCGATAATTTTCCCTTGAGCAGCCTTCATATTACCTTGCTGAATAGCGGCAGCAGGGATTGATAAGTGTGGAAAGAAGTTCACGTAATCATAAATAGCCAGTACCGGAGTCCCGTCATTCCTGTACCATCCTGATTCAACAGCATCTTGCCAATATTCAGGTTGGAAGTGACGGATAGCATTCATCTCGTCTTGGTTAACAGCTCTGTCGTATTCTTTTCTATCTTTATCATCAAGGCTTATTTTGGATAACGCTTTGCCAAGAATTTCACTCCCTAACTCTGCGGTTGTTGCAGCAGCAATCCCAAGAACGCCATTAGCGAGAGTGAATCCAATCATCGGGCGAATGTCGCCCTTCTTGAACTGTTTCTGAGCATGAACCAGCCCATTGTACCATATTCGAGCAGCGTCGAACTTGAAACTCATAAAGTCAGCGAGTCCAGCCTTCGACATCTTCTTCGCAATTCGAGAAGTCCTATCTGTGTATTGATAGTGCTGCTTTACAAATTCAGCAGCAGACTCTTCAGCTTGCTTCGTTTCCATCCCTGCTTCAAGGTTCAACTCTTTGTGAAGTTGGAACGACGCTATCTTGGTCGGGATATCCATTAACTGATACATCTCACCAGCCTTCTGAAGCACTTTCTTTTCAGCGTCTTTCAATTTTCCAAGTTTACTCGTACTCGCTATTTCTGGGTTGACCGTCAATGACACGCTGTTTAGATAATCAGCCCCGATTTCAATCTGGGTTTCCTGAACCTGTGACTGTGCATTCTTGGCAAGAACACCTAACCCGATCATCTTTGAGATTTCTGCCTGTGCTGTTTTATCTCCCTCCCAAGATTTCGCTAACGTCTTTACGCCCTTGTTGTGATGTTTTGTAAACTTAACAGGATGGGTAGTTATGTCCCCGTTTGCAAGTGACATCACATACGATGTGCCGAAGTTTCGCATCATAGGCGTGAGGTCAGCCAGTTTCCCAAGCCTGACACGAGCCAATAACCCCCTATGCAAATCTGATACTGTCTGAATCCACTGTGTTTGAATGAAATCTCCAACAACTACATCGTATGTCCCTTGTGATACATATTTACCGCTCAGGTTCCCATATCGTTTAGGAATTTCAGGTATCATTTTGACATGACCAGCCTTCGTATCTTTAGATCCAGACCACACCACACCTTCATTTGATTGCAACCCAATCTGCTGAAGGAAGTTTAGATTATTGAACAGTTGTTGCTGTGCGAGTGACGTAGACATTAACCGATCAACAGGGTCTATAACCTCGCCATACATTGCTCTGAACTCCCGACTCTCAAGGAACCTCTTCAGGATTGAGTCAACAGGCACTCCGTGAACCGTCTGACCTTTGGTTTTCTCAGTACGCTTGATTATGTAATTATCAACCATGTCAAGGGCTGATAAATGTATTGCCTGTGCCGATTGACTGTATGTGAATTCGTCTATATTTGGGTCAAACTGTAAATCAGTAATCTGCCTGTGCATGGAATTGTATGTATTACGCAATGCCTTTGCTCGTTCTTGAAGATTACGAGGAACGGCATTGAATGATCTCTGATCTCCGGTAGTTATGTAACTGTATATAGATTGTTTAGAGTCTTTAGGAATTCGTTTCATGC